TCGTGGGCTCGGAGATGTGTATAAGAGACAGCCAACAGATTGTATATATGCAAGTAAAGAAATAACTTTTGATATAGATAATGATAAAAAAATTACTATTGTACCTTTTTTAGCAAATGTTCGTGACGCAAATTTACACGATACTTCAAAAATAATTTTTATAAGATGTCCAGGTAGTATTCAATTTAATTATTATCCTAGACAAATTAATATGGAAAGTATTAAAAGTGGTTCTAGTGGTTTTGTTGATTTCTCATCATTGAGACAATTAGTTAATGGTACTTGTATTTGTAAAGCAAGAATATATAAACTTCCTGATGCTACATTTACAGTTACTGATGGTATGTTTAGAAGTGTTTGCATATATGATAATCGTAATAAGACAACATACGGAAAAGGTCATATATCTAATAGCTCTGGTCAAAGTACAGGTTCTGTAACTATTCCTCAAGGTGATAGAACAGATTATGTTGATATATATATAAGATTTGATAACATTTATGAAGGAGGTTATAGTGGAGAAACATGTGCATTATCTTTTGAAATTAATACAGATGGTGGATGGAAACAAGTTCCTCCAGGAGGTTATTATGTTATCAATTAATAAATAAATGTTCTTATAAAGAATTAATGTCAGAATATTAACAATAACAATTTAACTATAATAATTATGAAGAAGATTAATTTCGCTGCGTTGCAGATTGCAACAAACATCAAGAAGGATGAGTATATAACCAAAGACATCAGAGAGGAGTTGGCTAATGCTATGTATCAAAATGCTAGAGGCATCGGATATATGGCATTGGCTATGAAGATATACAAGTCGGATGGTGAGGTTGAGCTTGACGATAAGGAGTTCAAGCTGTTGAAGGACTTCGGACAGGGATTCCCTCTCTTCTACCAAGATGCCCTGGGACTACTTGAAGAGGAGAAGAAGTAACGCAAACTACTATTTGTTTCAAAATGAGAAAAATAGAAAGAATTTTTGTTCATTGTACTGCTTCAAGCCAGAAGTGGGGAGTTAAGGAACTGTTGGCAGAGTTTAAGGCGAAAGGTTGGAGAAATCCCGGTTATCACAAGGTGGTAACTGCGGATGGAGTTATACATCAGTTATTAGATATTAGTAAGGTCAGTAACGGAGTGCAAGGCTACAACTTTACTGCTATCAATATCGCATACGTTGGTGGAATTGATAGCAAAGGTAAGCCTATCGACAACCGAACTAAGGCTCAGAAGGTAGCTCTGAGGTCGTTACTTACAGAGCTGCATCATCAATATCCTCATGCCGTCATTCTTGGTCACAGAGACGTCTGGGGGAGCAATCCGAAAAAATGGAAGAAATGGTGTCCTTGTTTCGATGCCATGTCTGAATATAAGGATATAGAATAAAAGATGTTAGATAGATAAAAAAAGGGGAGTGTTGCTTAGCACTCCCTTTTCTTGTATATAGGCTATAATTTTCTTATTCATAAATTTGAATGTTTAATTAGTGCAAATATACGAATAATTTGCTTACAGATTGTTACTTTTGCAAAGTTTAATTATAAAAATATTGCTCAAAATAAATATTTTTGTGCAGAATTGTTTATTTTTGCAGAACTTTCCTTCTTATTAAGAATGAGGAACTAAGAACAAATAATAAACACAAAAACAAAAGGAGAAGAATTTATGAGTAAAGAGGAAGAAGATGAAGTACATCGGTTAGTTCAATCAGTCGGTGTTGTACAGTTGTCAAGAATAATGTTTAAGGACATGGACGTTAGCGAAATGATAAACGTCATTATCCTTGCAGGTAGAGGCTACAGCGTAAAGCTACTCACTTGGTTTAAGTATTATTGTGAAGTGATGCCTCTGTTTATCATGCTTTTTCATATTGCATGCATGGTAACATTTGCGTCTCATGAAAAAGAAATGTGCGTATGGTTTAAGGAGAATTGGATATCGGCAGCATTTATCTATTTTTCCGTTTACATCCATCCGCTTGTGCTTATAATTGCGAGCAGATTCTTTTGGCTCTGCTACAGATGGCGTATTCCGATGATCATCTACCTATTTGGGATAAATGCTATACACATCGTATACTGGAATGTTTTTACCACCAACGAAATGGTGGAAGCTAATGTTGTAATACTTGTAATGACCATTATATTTTATGTATATGGTTTTGCCGATAAGTATTTCTCAGGCAAGGGCTGTCAAAGTTTAATCTCTAGATTATAATGATATGGGAAAGTTATTTGGTTATCACACCTTGGGAGTGTTATTAAAATCGTTATCGGATTCTTGTTTTCGAGCAGACGAGCAAGAGAAGAGAGGGGAGAAGGTAACTGCTTGTGGAATGAGTAGCGATGAGATAGAAGACCTTTGTGAGAACTATCTGCCGTATGCTCTCAACCCAATGATGACTGCCGGGCAGGTGAAGAAGGAGGCGCATATCAGCGAATCTACCCTAAGAAGGGCTATCGCTGATGGGGAGCTGGAAAGCGTGGGGAACGCTGGGGACCATAGCCATTTCTTTAAAAAATGGGATGTTAAGGAGTTTATCAAGAAAAGACTTAAACGAAACAAGTAGAAAAGGAGAGAGGCGAGAGATTGCTTCTCTCTTTTTTAAGCTGTAAAACATACAATTTTTGCCTTAAATTATATACAATTATATACAATATTCTTGCGAAAATATATATACGATGGTTTTGATATGGGTCTATGTCATGTTAAAGCGTTGATAATCAGTTGATAAAAGAATTTTTGATAGAGTTATTAAAGAATTTGCCAGTTCCTCGTATCTTTGCTGCCGTAATCGATTACATGTGTGAATAAACAAAATGTACAACTTTTATTTCTTTAGGAATTATGGCAGAAGAAGTAATTAAGACTACCTCTTGTTGCAACGATGCAATGATGGGTGGTTTGCTTGGAGCGATGGCAAATCGTGACAGCAATCCTTTGGCAATGGCGGCTATGATGCGTAACCGTGACGATGATGATATGTGGAACAATCCGTTCGCCTACATGATGATGATGGGCATGATGCGCTATATGTATGGTGCAGACTGGAACAATCGTGACAATGGCGCAGACGTGCAGCGTGCGGAGATTCAGAGTCAAATCGAGAGTTTGCGCAACCAGATGGCAGACAACCAGAACAGCAACTTGCTGATGGGTGCCATCCAGGGTAACGGCAACGACCTTAAGATGTTGGCAAGCAATCTGAACTGTGACTTCAACGCCTTGCAGAACTCTATCTGTGGCATTCAGGCAGGCATCCAGCAGCTTGGCGGTCAGGTAGGATTCTCGGCAGAGCGAGTGATCAACGCTATTTCGCAGGGTAACTTGCAGATGACAATTGCGCTTAAGGATTGCTGCTGCCAGACGCAGCAGAACATCATCAAGATGGGGTACGACAACCAGCTTGGTCAGAAGGACATCGTTAACCAGATGCAGCAGGGCTTTAGCTATACCAACACAGGTATAGAAAGAGCAGCTTCGAATCTCGGTTTCCAGCTGCAGCAAGACAAGTGTGACGTCATCCGTGCAGGTGAGAACAACACCCAGCGTATCATCGATACCTTGACAGGTCATTGGAGCCAGGAGCAAGCCAACGAGATTCAGGACTTGAAGTTTAAGAACTCTCAGTTGCAGCAGAACATCTACTTTGCCAATCTGATGAATGGCGGTTGCGGATGTGGTGCAGGTGTAGCAGGTGGCTATCAGTAAAAAGGTAAAGAATGAAACAGAAGCGTAGTGGTATGAACAAGATTTCTCCAGTGGGCTTGGCTACTACAGCATTGGTAGCCAACCAAGTTTCAGTCTTAGCTACTTACAATGAGAAGCTTTGCAGACCTTATTGCGTGAATGGCAGCGTGCAGCCACAGACAAGCATAACCTACAGTTATGAGCAGCCTATCCTGAATGGCACAACGGTGTTTGTACCTATCGTGGCGACAATCTCCATCATTTCGCCTGTAATAGGCAACAGAAACGTGATGAGAGCGCAGCCTTTGATTTACACGGAAAGATGGGTAGCAGCCTTCCAAGGGCAGACAGCACTGCCAACGGCTGTAACTATCGCCAGTGTTGGCAGAACGCAAAAGGCTAACGATGTGGTATGCGGAAAGGCTAGAGGCCTGAGCATATTTGACAGTCTAACCGTAGCATTGACTACAGCTTAGTATCATTATGGAGGGAAATGGTGGATGGTGTGTAAGCCATCGTTTCCCTCGCATTATCCATTTAAAACGATACGATTATGATATTTAAAGATTTAAAGGCAGGTTTCCCAGTCTTTTTGTTTGACCGGGCGACTAGAAAATTCAAGCAGGGTAAAGTGATGAATGCTCCAAGCCCTGATATTAGTGGTAGCAAACCCAACATGATGCCACAGATGCCTGGCATGCCAAACTTTGGCACCATGAACGTGAAGGTGAATGTTCAGACGGAAGACGGAAAGCAGTCAACCTATTCGGTAGTTGATACAGAGCAAACAGCATACAGCGACACCCTTGTAATCTCTTGTAGTAAGGAGAGTATCATCAACGAGGTGAACGCATTGAAGAACCAAGCCAATGACATCATCAATAAGATGCCGGACTTCGAGCAGACCGTAAAGGACTGTGATCAACTTCTCTCAGAGTTGGACACAACGTTTCGTGACCAGCAGAAAACCAATGAAAGACTCGACCAGATGGAGAACAAGCTGGACGAGATTTTCAAATTTGTCAAATCACAAAAACAAGAATGATATGAACTTAGTAGAACTTATCACAAAATATCAGAGTGACGCCACACCGGAGCAGATGGTGCAGGTAACCAAAATCATCGGCAAGTTTGTGGCGATGCATGCCGAGGAAGATGATCTCCTGAAACTGTATAAGGAGATTTATGGGGTAGTGGGTAACGGCCACTTCAACGACTTCTTTGCTGAGGCTCAGATCAAGAAGATGGTGTTTGAGGATGACAAGGAGGTTGAGCATCGTGCTCCTTACTATACTGCAGCCAAGACTCAGGAGATCTATGAGACGGTGAAGGACGAGATACGGCCATACAACCAATGGGATTTTGCCGTGGTGCTGAATATGATCTACTCGGACAACTATAATCTGATGAAGAAATGGTTTCCTGAGGACAGCGAGGAGCAGATGATGGACAGAATGGTAGATCTTGCCGTGAACTGGCTGAGGGATGATGATAACCCTTATGGCCATTGTAAGGCTTGGGGGTACTTTAATTAAGTGAAGAGTGAAGAACGAAAAGCGAAGAATCCAATTGCTTTTCGGGCGAGTGATTAAATCCATAATACCTAAGATATATAAAAGAAAACTATCAGAAGAAGAGAATGCAGGCTTTATTAGGGGCTTGTGTTCTCTTTTTCGTATGAAGTTGCTGAACTTATCACTGATAATCGGGAATGATGGCTTAAATTTGCATCGTTTCCATAACGGAGTGGGGACGGAAAAATGGAAAAGAAAATGAATGATATTCGAGGTTACTTAATTGGGACGATATGGACTTTTCTGAGTCTGCTAGTTCCCATCAGAGACTTTATGATTGCCATGATGGTATTGTTCGGGCTGAACCTGGTGTTCGGTATCGTGGCTGCAGTGTTTAACGGTGAAGAATGGAGCTGGAAGAAATTCGGAATGTTCTTCGTATGCTGTGCAGTGTTCTTCGTGACGGTGGCTGCATTGTTTATTATCGGTCATTTCTTGCATTCTGATACAGAGGCTCTGTTTTGCGTGAAGTGGGTGTGTATAGCTGCAACCTATCTGTTCACGACCAACATATTGAAAAACCTAAGACGGATGTTAGTGTCAGATACGCCCTTTTATAAACTTGTGGACTATGCTTATTATGCGTTGACACTTGGATTTGTGGAGAAGTTTCCGATGTTCAAGAAATACCAAGAATTTAAAAACAATAAGGAAAATGGAAATGAAGGAAATCAGATTGGAGCAGTTGCTGATGGCAATGCCTAACGCAGGGAAAAGGGCAGAGAAGTTTCTGCCATACCTGAACCGATATGCCGAGGAGTTTGAAATCAATACGCCTCAGAGGTGGGCGCATTATCTTGCCCAGATAGCCCATGAGAGCGGTGAACTGAGATATACCAAAGAGATTGCCAGCGGAAAGGCGTATGAGGGGCGCAAGGACTTGGGTAATACCCATAAGGGTGATGGCGTGAGGTATAAGGGGCGTGGACTGATACAGATAACAGGACGAGCCAACTACAGCAAGTTTACCAAATATTGTGGCTATGATGTTGTGGAGCAGCCAGAACTGTTGGAGCAGCCTCTTGATGCCACACGTTCCTCGATGTGGATATTCGACACCTTCGGCTGCAATGAATTGGCTGACGAGGATAATCTGAAAGCAATCAGACGTAAAATTAACGGTGGCTACAATGGACTGGACAAATGTAAGGAGTATTTGAAAAGGTCAAAGCGAGCACTTAATATTTCCTAGCTTATGAAATCGAAACATTTAATTATCTATCTGTTTGTGTGGATGGCGTATTTCTCAATGTTGTTTCTGACGAGTTGTAAGACGAAATATGTGACCGTGCCGGAATATCATACCCAATATGTGGTAAGGACGGACACGGTGGAGAAAACAGATAGCTTCTACCGGAAGGATAGCGTATATATCTATCAGAGGGGTGATACCATCTTTAAGGATAGGCTTGTGCTGCAAGATAGATACAGGTATCTGAACAAAGTGAAGACGGATTCATTCATCAAACGAGATACTATCTATGTTCCGAAGCCGATGGTACGAGAACTGAGCAAGGCAGAACAGAGGTATATCACCCTGGGGAAGTATACAGCCAAGATCATCTGGACCCTGGTAGTTGCAGTGATTGGTTTGCTGATTTGGTTGTGGCATAGAAAGAAATAAGGCTTATGAAAACGATAACTATAAAAATAGTGAAAAAGAGCGTAATGTACGTGGTAGAGGGACTATCTGTCACCATTGCGCAGCATAACCCGGAGGTGGACTTTCAGACCGTCTGGGCGAGCGATGGCGAGGAAGCGAAACTGGATATATACTATCGGGAGGCGATAACCGACCTGGAAAACTTCTTGGCAAGATTCTCTTCTTCGACCACACAGCAGTTTGACCTACAGGCACTGGCTGATGATTTCTCAATCACCATCAAGACTTTAGTTTATTGGCCACCTAGGCTAAGTGGGGTCCTTACCAACCAAATACAGAACTATCTGGTTCATGCTATCCTTGCCGGATGGCTGAGCGACTTCCCGGATATGAACCATACGGACTATGCCAGCATGGGAGCAAGTGACCTGGAAGCTATCAAAGAGGTGCTGCTAAAGAAGGATTTTAGCTTTGCTGAGGCTGCAAGAATTGCTGATGATACAGAGAAAGAAGGATCTTCGGCTGTGGATGCTGAGGCTAGAAATGGGGATGCGGTAGACAAGGATGAGCAGAAAGGGCTGAAAGGCTCTGAGCGAAACCCAGACTTTGCTTCGCAGCATTTTCACCAAGACTTTGTGGACTGGAGCGGAGGCAGACCACCTTTCGAACTGAGATAATTTTTTCTTCAATATAAATAATTGCAATTATGGATAGAAAATTGATTACATTGAATTTTAGGATGGAGCAGGTATGTAATGATGTACTGGCAAGATGCTATGTAGTAAGCCAGGGAATGGTGGACGAAGCTCAGAAGGACATCAGAGCCAACATTGAAAGCCCGGACAGTGACGAGACTCGCAGTATTATCAACCGTGCCGTGACGGAAGCCATCGCTAACATCAAACTGGCTGCTCAACGTTATCAGACTACTGGTAGAGTGGAGGACAACAACAACCTGGAGCGACTGGTGAAGGGCATCAGAAAGTATGCCTATACTGACAACGAAGACGGTACTTGGACGGAGGTAGTGACCACCATCATTGACGGTGAGGAGAACGAAACGACTGCTACCGTAAACAAGGCTGGTAAGGACAGGGAGGAAACCATCTATGAGACGGTGACGCTGAAACTGGAGATTCCGAACTGGAACGTGGCTGTGACGGATGCCTTGAAGAGCCACTGCCACAGATACATCGTAGACTACGTGATGAGCCAGTTCCTGATGGATCAGTTTGCGGATAAGGCTGGAACGTATGGAGAAAGCGCTACCGCTGACTACAATAACATCAAGAGCGACTTGCTGAGCCGGGATAACTATACGCTGAGAAGACCTAGCTTTACTTAAGAGAGGCTGTTCTTGGGGCTTGCTATCTGTGACCAGGCGATGGAATGGCCTGGAACGGTGGCTTCTTTTTCTTCATTTATTTTGGGTGTTTATGGAAAGAGCCTTCGCTATCGGGATTCTCCTGATTTGCGAAGGCTCTTATTTTTTCTGGCTAGAACTTGTTGAAGCGACGGATGACTTCGAGGCGAGTTGCGAAATATTGGTTCATGGACTTCATCTTTAGATAGAGGGCAATGCGGAAAAAGCGATAGCTGTGAGTAGCCATGTAGCTGGACTTCATGCCGCCCAAGCGACCGATGTAATGCCAATTCTGATTATCATTGCTACCATATAACCACATGATTGGTATGCTGCCAGACGTGAGGGAATGAATGTAGCCTGTGATGGCATCGGGAGCGTTCTCCTCATCGAACTTCAAGGTACGAGTAACTATGATGCCATGATACTCGGTATCATCCTCGTAATCGTAACCGCTATCCAAAACTATCACGCTGCCATCCCTATATTGTATGTAGGGGTGTGGGTAGGAATTGATTGACGTGAGCACGTTCTGTATAAGGAAAGTGCTCCAGGCATTATCCTTGATAGAATAGCAGAGAGCCACCGTATCAGCCGTAGAGGCCCTACTCGTCTGCGTAACATCCAGGCATAAGATGCGAGAGTTTTTGTAATCGTAGATAACCTGACAATGCTGGAAGAACTCTATTGGCGATGAAGTAAAATCTATGAGTTGACGCATCTGAGCCTTGATTGTCTTGACGGATTCGCTATCCCCTTCTGCATCAATGAAGAAGTTGAGGAACTTACCTAGGCTACCGGAAATGTTGAAGCCGGGGCCATCCAAGACATCTGACATGGAAACCACCTGAGACTCTGCTATGCGACTGAGGGAGCGATTTGTGGCGAAGAGCACGGACTGGTCTAGCTGGGTGATGGACTTCGGATTGCTGCAGACCTCACGGCTGATAGGGTGGATGCTGCTATAGGTGCCTTGGGAGGAGACTTCCAACGCCCAGATACCATCGGTGGAGAACGCCATGAGAGGGTACTGACCAAACTGCCCCTGACTGAGGGCACGCGTGGTGGAGGCTATGCCCTGGATGATGCCGATACCTACGGTGTTGATTCCGTTCAGAGGGAAATAGAAAGGGTTATCGGACTCTGAAGTGTAGATCTTGTTGCTCATATCGACTACATCATCTACGGAATAGGAGAAGGAGGATATGCGATATTTGGATGGACTGTATGAGAAATCGCCCATGTGCATAGCGCCATTCAACTCATTGCATTCCTTCAGGACAAACTCATAAATGTCACCACCGTCTGTGAATATGATCATCTTCTCGGCACGTGAATCCGGGTAGAACTTAGGCATATTGATGAGCGTGTAAAGTTCGGTCTTGATGTTAGAGCCGGAACATTCTACATACTTGAAGCCTTCCGTGGTTTTGAGCTGCACGACAATCTGGCTGATGGTGACATTGCTACCATTATAGAAGTTAGAAGGATATGGAGGATATGGGAACATTTCGAAAGGAGAGAAGCCTGAAAACAGTTTCTCGCTCATGCCATAGAGATTCAAGCGATGATTGTAGGCATAAGTGCCTTTGGCAAAGAGACTGTTGTGGGTTTTGTAGTCGTCTTTCATCTGTTCCTGGGTGGATATGTTATAGACTGCAGACTTATCCACCGGCACTTCTGCATGGTAGGCAGTTGACAACTCATCCACCTGCAGTGATGCCACCTTATAGAGGGCAGAGGTGTTCTTGATCTTGTCGGCATAGGCTGAATCGGAGAGCGATGGGATGTTGACTGTGATGACACCATAGCCACGCAGTTTACCATTAAGAGTACGAGTGGCTATGGATTCGAAGAGACCTTTTCCCAATCCGTAGCATGCTTCTGTAACATTGAAAGAAACTACTTTCTCACTTTGGTCTGCCTTAAGAATCGGGGTGGAAATAAATATGTCGACCGACTTGATGATGTCGTTCCACTGTTTCAGCTCCTGGATGAGAGAATAGCTTCTGATGGTGTATTGGAGGGATACGTTACGAGGATAATATGTCATGGTAAGTTTGTTGACCTTCATAGAGAATACCATTTCGCCGCTGTAATCGGTTATTCTTTGCTCAAAAGAATCATCATACTCAAAATCCTTTGCGCCTGTGACTTCTGATCCTACCGGATTTTCCGGCTTGGTACTTTTAGCCCAGCCATTGGTATAATAGACCTTGAAATTGTTTGGCACCAGGACTGGCATGAGGACTGGCGCAGAGTGCATAATCATTGTGCCATCGTAAAGCCGATAACAATAACGCACCAAGAAATTGGCATAAAAACGTCCGTTCTTGGCTATGAGATTGTTAGTACGATTGATTAACGCCCAAAGGCTCTGGGTAATATCCGACTGTTTTTCTTCCTTGATGCTATATGCAGTCTGTCCGGGAGAATGGAAATCAGCAGATGCCTTGGCCGCAGAAAGAACATCGGCAGAACTGACGGTGGTTTGTTGCCAAACATAGTCGGTCTCGTCTATGCTACCAGTTGTTTCCAATCCACCTCCATGGGTATAGGATTCGGGATGGTTGTATGACAGACCGAAGGAAATAGGAAGAAATGGTGGTTTCTGCCCAAGATAATAGTAAGAGCCTTCTTTCCACTGGGCATAGTGGATGCCATCGGTGGCGGTGATGATGAGGGTATTGCCGATGGAGTTGATGGAGAGTATGGTGGAACCGTAGTCGAAGGACTTGATCGGGGTGGATGAGCCTAGCGTGCCATCCTGCATGAACCAATAGATGGAGGATGAGGCTATGGCTATGAGGTGGTGATAACTGCCAGTTTCGTGAACATATAAAATCTTAGCCACCTCACCATTAACGGTGAGGGGCTGAGAGAGGGGTGTGCCAGCGACAATGGCAGGGCGTAATGCACCATCGTGCAGCTCTAAATTGCCACAGAGGGCCAGTGCACCGTTTTCTACTGCCATTTCATCGGGAGTGAGGCTGAGACCTTTGTATCTGATTGATTGTTGCATCTTTCTTAATGTTTAATGTGTTGTGCTTAATGTTTAATTATCGGCAATGGGATGGGTCGGCACGATTGACTACTGCCAAAGCCTGAATGATGTCATTGCATATCATGATGTTTTCGAGGTGGTCAGAGACTACCAAGTCTATCTCCTGAGTATCAGGTGGAATGCCTGGTATATGATTGAAGAGTTCCTTGACGGTGCTGGCGCTACAACCGTGGAGTTGAGACTTGCGCCCATATAGAGGGATAGCAAGATTATGGCTGGAAGACTTGACAATGTACATCTGAGAGTCATGGAATAAGAAGATGATCTTATCTCCTCGCTCCAAACCAAGAAGTTTAATTGGGGATGAGCGCAGAGTGATGCGCCCATTCTTGTTGAGGGTTAGCCCACGCTTTTGATGGCGTGGACGGTTGAGGATGTAAATATCAGTTTCGTTCTGCATAATCTGTAGGTTTGTGGAGCCAGAAACGGAAGTAGTCGTTTTCGGCATCCTGGTTACGTACTTTTACATATTCCCTGGTAACGTAGAAATGCTTCTTGCGAAGGGTAGGGTTGAGGCCGTAATCATTCAACATCATTGCTGGCTCTACCCTGCCATCAAATGTGATCTCGTACCAGTAGCGATGAAGGAAGAACCATGGACGAATACGGACTTCCTGAATGGTGGTGTAGTTGCTTTTGTCTACCCGGCAAGGAACGATGCTCCAGGAGCCATCTTGCCAATGTTCCACTGTGCGCTCTTCGGTATTGTCAGTGACCCAGGACTTCTGTATCTTAACGAAGAGGCAGACATCGGCTGTGAAGACCTTAGCCATCTTTCGGTGGCAGAGCATTACGTATCGTCCTTTCTTATCGGGGAGGAGGCTACGCTGCTTGCCGGGACGATTGATAACGCAGACGGTGGAAAGGAACTTCTTGCGGGCCATGGTAAGGAAGTCGGGTAGTTTTGCCTTGGCGTGCATACGGTCGAGAACCTTCTGGACCTTCTTGAAATTCTTGTCGGCTTGGGTCTCATGCAGGGTGATTGGGTCCTGAGGCTCTTGGGTCTGCTGCTCACGTATCTTCTTGACATGTTCACGAACTTGCTTCCTGGAAGGAATTTCGAGAAGGTGACCAGTCTTCTTGTCGAGTTTATAATTTGACTTTTGCTGTTTCATATTGATTGTGCTTTAGATGTTACCTCTGTTGATGCAGATGATTTCAAAATGATGATTGTCGCAAATATCGCAGCCGTTGGGCATACGATGGTTGAAGGAGCAGGGGATGTGCTCCTTGAACAAATCGCAGTTATGGCAATGCTCTGGGACTTCTTCATGCTCCAAGTTGTCTTCAACATGTGGGGTGGAGGATTCCTTGTTAGGAACAGCCCGGACTATGCGACCGAAGAGATCATAGAACTCTCCCGGCATGACGCTGGTTGCTTCTCTGAGGGAAGGAAGGGTGTAACCCATCTTGCGGATGAACCAGAGACGGAGATAAATGATGAAACGTTTCAACTTTTTCATATATGATTGATGTTATATATATATTAATAATGTGGGGCTAAGTTACGAGAAATGTGCGGAAGAGAAGTGATAACTTGCGCAACTTAGCTTGTTGAGAACCAAATTGCGCAAGAATTGTCAGTGATTACTCGGTTTTATCGTCCTTCTCTTTCTGCTTGTCAGTGGAAGGCTCATGCTCGAAGACATCAAAAATCTTGGTCTCGCTGAGGCTCTTCAAATCATAGTCTATCATGGTCTTGCCCATAACCTCGTCTACATAACGCTTGGCACGTTCGATGCTCTTGGCTTGGATGAGGTAGTTGACATAGGTACGCTTCTCCTTATCCTTCTTTTCATCAATGGTGAAGAAAGCCAAACGAGCCTTGAACCAAAGATCATCGTCATCAATATCAGAGAAGAAAATCTCGTTGTAGTTGGCAGGGTTGATGTTGGCAATCTTAAGTTCACCAGATACATAGACTGCCATGTTATCGATGATACTTGCTTCTGCCTCGGTGAAGGAGAGGGCATCAACAACATACAGCTCGTTTACCAATTTATCGCTTCCATCCTCCTGGGTCTTCTCATAGCGTACCTTGCACTCGAACCATGTGCTTGTACGAGAGCGGAGGGAAGAACCATTACCTGTGCCAATGAAGGACTCCTTTGGCTGGTTCTGAGACTTGTCTTGTGTCTTAGCCTCTTCCTGAGGCTTGTTTTCTTTCTTGTTCATAATCTTAAGAATTTAAATTGTTATTAATAATTTTGTCTATCTCTTCCTGAGGTAGCTCTTTTCCGTCTTTGCCAAGATATTCCTTGCAGATGAAATACATGGTGCCAGGAGGGTCGGGATGGCGGTAGTGGAAATTCAACTCTATATTGGCAAGCTGCTCATCCGAGGAATTAAAGATAGAACGAGCCTGATGTGCTCTTGGCATACGTTCCATGACGTGGTACTGGATGATGTAGCCATCTTTCTTTATCTGCTCGTCTTTGAGAAGAATGAGCATCTTATCTATCTTGGCTTCTTTCTCCTTGATGGTCTTGAAGAGGGAGTTGACCAGCTCCTTGTCGGGCTGTGGCTTCTTCTTCTCTTGGAAATATTGGATGGTTGAGGCTCTAAGTTCTGCCACCAGAAGGAAAAATCTTCCGTTGTCGTTCTGAGGGACATCATTTCCGTCTGCCTTCATGATGATGCCATCGACACGCTTTTCAAGTTCGATGGACTGGCGCAGTATCTTCTTATCGCGGTGTGCCCAATATTCCTTTTCCGTGGTTCGCATAGCTGAAACCAGCTTGCGAAAGGATAATACTGTTTCTTCACTCATATCTTATTTGATACCTAAAGTTTGTTTGACTTTTCTGATGCGTTCCTGCTCCTTGGGGAGGAGGTTACCTTTTTCGTCTATTCGGCAGAGGAGTCTGAGATTTGGCTTAATGGTAATCCACTTGTGAAGACCATCGTGCTCACGCTTTATCTGTCGAAGTTGGGCTTCTTGCAGTCTTTCGTGCAAATGCTGCTCATGACGAAGTTTACTGATTTCGTTCTGTATTCTGTCCATTGGCTAATCTTCACACTTTTGAATTATCTTTGCCAGAATGCTTTCAACGCCCTTTGGTTTGAAGAAGCGATTGGCATTGAGGAGAGACAGGGCTTCTTTTGCATTATCGTAGATGGATGACAAGTAGCCAGCTCTATTTTTGTAACTTTTATAATCCGCTTCTAATTGTCGCTTATACGCCTTGCCTTTGTCTAGATAGGCTGCTTCAAGTGCTTCTTCCTTCTCCTTATATTCAGAAATGAGAGCTGCTTCTTTTTTGGCATACTCATCATTGAGAGACTTTTCCTTGTCATCCAACTTTTTCTCTTTTTCTTTATATTTCTGAACAGAGGATTCGTAACTTTCACGTGAAGCGTCTCGCTGCTTGATGCTACGGTTTATCTCGTCCTTCATTCGATCTTCAACCTTCAAGCGCACATCTTCAAAGCCAAGGTAAGACTCAGAGGTCTCAACTGTTCTTCTTGGATTATCGTCTCGTGAATAAAGATGATCTGTTTGACTACCATCAATTCTGTCAAACACGGATCTCTCATACTCTACTTGCACTTCCTTGCGGATGATGACTCTGGAACCGTCTTTGAGGGACGCAATGGTCTTATCCTTCTCTTTGACGGTCTCTTCTAATTCCTTTACTCGATTCTTCAAGGTTTCGAACTCTGAATAATCTACATTTACTATTGCCATAATTTATAATGTTTAAAGTTCTATTACTTCTGCTTTGTCTGCAGGAATGTCGTAGTAAGGGATGGAATATCCTTTGTCCTTCATTTCGTCCGGGAGATAACAGCGGTAGTATTTTCCGTAGAAGTTTTGCCATTTCTCCTTGACAGTGAGTATTGTTCCAGCCGGAAGCTCAGGCTTCGGCTTGAATGAAGAACGAGGATAACATCCTGTCTCATGCTCATCTGCTGCACAACAACATGAGGAATAACATAAATGAATTTTCATACGCTACACCTCCATTTCTGAGTTTAGATCAAGGAACAAAAGGATATGTTGTAACTCATGCAAATATTTGAAGTTGCATAAATGTACACCTCTCCAATACATAGTCCAATTCTTCACATTTTTCCAGATTTCATAACAATCATTTTCTATATGTTGGTAAATATGGCTATGATTGACTACTTGCCTATAGCCGTTCTTCTCTAGTATGGAAGGAGTAAGAGGGATGGGAACAATATCCTTCACCCATGCGCCACTGTCACAAAACAGGAATCCATCATCATGAATGGTTTTCCCTTTTAAGTTGGAAAGAGTGACGGAGCCTTTAAGCTCAGTGAAAGCATTTCCATCTTTCACTTTTGCACATTTATCAGCATTGCTTTCTGTGACCTGGTAAACGATGCCCTTTTTGGTTCCGATAGGAATGCCGTTGGTCATAACCAGATCACCTGGTATATAAATTGTCTTTTCCATTTCTTAATATTCTTACATTGTTTTATTTTTTTGAGGGACCAGCGATGGAATCGCTGGGAACTGGGGCTTTTACCAAGTCTTTCTTGTTTTCAAAATAATCAAACGTTTATTGCGCTTAACTAAATTTTCTAACTTTTTCATATCTGATAAATACTTATCCACAGTCTTCATTGTCTTTTTCATAAGCTACTTATTCACTTTGACTAAATTTTTGAGATTGTTGAAAGCCTCATAGTCTTCCTTGCTGATTTCTATGCAGTTGTCGAACTGGATAGTTGCAGGATCAGCTATCTCTGAATATCCTTCATTAATCACCTTGATAGCCTCCATTAGAGGGAACAATGCTGAGCCATCATCCTTCATGAAGGTAAAGTCAACCTTACACCATGTGTTGGCTATGTCTTTGCGCATGAATGATGCGGCTACATAAAAATATCTTTTCTTCATATTGCTTCTTGTTTTAATTGTTTGTCTATTGCTTCCTGAGCAAGAATTTGCTGCCAGTTGGCTTCATGATAATTTCTTGCCTCTTGCTTCTCTGTTAGTTGTGGGTCGTAGCCACCGAAGCATAAGGCGTCAAATTTCTCATACTCCTTCATCGTATGTGGAGGCTTGGAGCCAGGAGTGGCTGGAATGTAATTCTTGGCAAACTCCTTAGGTAGAAGGTTTATTATAGTTGAGGCTACTGGGTCGAGGACTTCGTATTTGAAAATACGGCTCTTTCCTTTTGTAGGAGTGTTATATACTGGTTTTGCCCAACAGATGTTACCCCTGTAGTGTGATATGAGACCAGAGAAATAATAGGGCTTCCATATCCTCTTATCCTTGTATGCACAGCAGATACCTGTAGGAGAATCTTCATTATAAGCACTATCAGACTTCCAGCAATGGTTGTAGCCGAGGTCGCTGATGTGGCTATGTACACAGAACTTGCACATCCTCATTTCCTCCTGATCAGCAACCGATGGCGTTGGCTGCATCAGGTTTTGTTTGATGTAATTGCTCATAGATGTATATTTTAAAGTTCAACCTTAGCATCAACATATTCCTCTTTGCAATTACAACACGGAGAGATTACGATAGTGATGTTCTCGTCAATACGGAAGTAAGCCCAAACCACGCTATCTTCTTTAGCTTTTGAGAGAAGTGTAATGTGATCTTTTCCAAGAAGAAATAGAGCATCAATTATTGATTTTATATGATTATTGTTAATAAAGAAACCATCCAGTTTTATGACAGCATCCCATTCTGGCTTATAACACTTTCTGATATTTCGCTTGAAAAAACCAAAACCATCGCAGGAAGGACAGCAAAAATCTTTATAATGGGTATTTCCTTTCTTGTCTAGATACTTCCATTCTACAGAACCTGTACCATTACATTCGTCGCAATCTTCCATATCATATTCCTCATCTTCTACTTTCGGCAGAGAATCGTATGCTTTCTGTAGGCTTAAAAGAGGAATATTCAGTTCTTGCTCTGCTACTGGAGGAATTTTCATATCGAACAATTCTGTTCTCTCATACTCGCCTTGGCAAACTTCTGCATTGATGTAGATAGCCTTTTTGCCATCAGAAGCAAAAACCTTGTTGTCTTTGAGAAGAGGCATTGCAGAGAGGCTTCCTTTGCTATAGAACAGTCCGAGCAGTTTCTGTTCGTCTACATTTTCATATCCTATCATAGTTCATCCTCCTTGGTAGTTTTACGTTTCCATTCCCCACAACATTCCCAGTGGAAGCGATGATGGCCGAAGTCGTTGCATGTTCCGCTGTACTTACTTTTTGCTGTAGGCCGGAAAAACTTGCAGCTCTTGCAAGAGCGATTGCAGTGAGTGTAAACTAGATAGATGAATGTGCTGGCCATAACAACCAGGCACAGCATGATGATGATGAATCCGATTTCCATATTACTTCTTGTTTTTAATGATTTTGTTTAATACCTGCTTGTTGTGCTCAGTATCATCATTGATGAGGTGATAAGAGCGAACTTTCTCGAAGGCGTTGACTTCGGCTGCTTGCATGTAAGCCTTGACCACTTCGATGAAATCTTCTAGGGAACGACAGAGGGCGTACTTGTAGCCAGCGCACTGCCAATAGCCCTGGAAGCGTTTCTGATTGGCAGACTGATTGTTTGTCTTACCATACTTAAGTTCGATGCCCAAGCCGAAGTAAACTTTTGGGTTCTCGTAGATGATGCCTGTCTTGCCATCCTTCATGGAAGGGAGAGCAAGGATGAGGTCGGGAACGCCTGGGACCACGCCCGATGCTGCATTGATGGCTAGCTTCTTGCCACTGGTAGCACCGTCTGCCTCGTTCTTGGGATGGAAGAGGAGTGTGGAGAAAGCTGGGTACTGTAGTCGAAACCATCGTACACAGGCTATCTGCAACTGACCTTCACGCTGCACCTTCTTCTGTTTGGTAGCAGATTTCTTGGTGTATTCAGGATAATTGCCGTTGAGGCGGTCGATTAATTCTTGTCTGTCCATAATCGTATGAATTAAATTGTTTGTTACTTGTATCTTAGTCGCTGAGGAGAGACTGGAGATAATTCTGAGTCTGATCATCCAAGTCGGCCAGTGACTGTTCTTCTTCTGCCACCGATGGATTCCAGACGATGCCCAGTTTAGCTAGAGTGCCATTCTTGTAGGCATCTATCACCATCTTTGCCATCGAGCCATTCGGGTTCTTCTTGGAGGCTTCTATCCAGCCGAGATACTTCTGCCGTAGGGCTTCGGTCTGTTCTTTCTCCTCAGCCTTTTTGCGCTCTTCTTTCATTCTGAGGCGAGCTTCTATTTCCTCGTTGGTCTCCTCGCGTTGAGGCTGTGGAGGAGAAGGTGGTGGAGAACTTGAATGCTGAGGCTTCTTCCCGGCTGAGGCTACAACTGTAGGATTGTCGAAGGTTCCTTCCATCAGAGCCTCGTAGTTCTTCGGATTGAAGAGCCAGTTGAAGGAGATATAGCATCCACCATCCTTGCGCCCTAAGAGAAGATCGGAGTTGAGAGCCTTTCGAAGCATCGGTTCTATATCCTCGAAGGAATAGTCTGAGATAAACTTTGCCACCATCTTCTTGCGGTCGGGAGTCATCTTTGAGATTGGCTTGACCTGCGTGCCCAGAAAGAGGCGATTGAAGAGTCTTAGCACTTCCGAGAACTGAACTTCCGGATCCAGCGACTTTTTTTCTTTTTCTTTTTTTTGTGTGTGGGTGTGGGCTTTCTCCTTTCTTTGTTTGTTTTCTTTTATAGGGGGTTCGGGGGAAATGTTTTCTTTTATTTGTTTCTTTCCTCTTACTTCTGTGCCCTTACCATTGCCCTTGGGTGTGCCCTCAACTTCGGCAGAATCTTCGGAATCACCTTTATTTAAAGGGGTTTCGGAGTGTGAAATCTGTGCCCCAGATTGTGCCCTTTGCTGTGCCCCTTGTTTTGTCTGTGCCCTAGATTGTGCCCTATTCGTGCCCTTAACTGTGCCCTTAACTGTGCCCTTGCTAGTTTCAGAATCTTCGGAATCGCCTTTATTTAAAGGAACTTCGGAAGATTGAATCTGTGCCCTAGATTGTGCCCCAATCTGTGCCCCGAAGTGTGCCGTAACCTGTGCCCCTTGGTCTCTTTGCCACGGTATGATGCAGTGGGATAGGGGGTGAGAACTGTTAACGTAGAGTTTGGTTGAGGCTCTTGGAGCAGAGCACTTGGTGATGATTTTCTCGGCTATGAGCACATCGATGGCGACACGGATGGTCTTGACCGTGGTATGGAGCAGTAGAGCCAAATCACGATAGGAGAGGGTGGCAGCGGAAGCCTCGTTGTGAGCGGAGGAGAGGAGCACATGGATGAGCACCTGAACGACCACAGGACGATGGAAGTAACGCCACTGCAACAGCTCTGGAGTAAATATGTAGCCATCTGTTTTCATTTTTATTCTTCTTCTTTATTTGGAATGTAGAATTTACGAATCTATCATTTATTTGTTTTCTTCTGCCTCGATGGCACGGAATATCTCGTAAGCCACTTGTGGCACCCAGGCATTGCCGTAAGCCTTTATGGATTCTTGTCGCCACTTGGGGAAAGAAATGGTAAGGCTGTCCACATCAAAGGGAATCCCATCATTTCCTCTACAAACAGGGGATTGAGTTGGGAAGTTCCGCCACCTACTTTGTGGGCTATCTGCTCCGCCAGGTTGGAATTCTCCTTGTTGTGTTTTTTGAGATCTTGCATATTCATGTTCGCCCTTATCCCATCCGAAGCCGTTGGAGTGAGGAGAAGACCGTTGACCGCCAAGGCTGTTAGTCCTTGCCCCATCTGGGAATTGGGATTGATGGTCTTGGTGAACTTCGTGGCTTCTATGCTGCAAGGAGTGGGAAGCAAGCCTTTTCGAGCGGCGAGTGCCAAGGTTGGGCGTTCTGCTGCATTCGGTGAAAGGCTCTTGTTTATTCTTCCTCCTCCTTTGTCGAGTGCCGTGGGCGTAGGAAGGAGTTGTGCCACTGCCATGTCTTCTAGACATAGGCTGTGGTCTGTCTTGCCCTTCTTTAGATTTCTTCGCCCTCGCTCGTTGATTTCCATATCCTTGTGAGGAATATCCATCGCATTGGGTGTGGGAAATATGTCCGAGAACATCACTTGTGAAGCCAGGCTTCCGTATGTCGTTCCGTTCCGATAACCGTTCTTTTTGGCTCTTTCCTTGAATTTCTTCGGATCTTCGGTTATCATTACTGCTGTTGGGGTTAGAAGGAGTTGTTGATATTCTTCTTGCAACAATCCATACTCTATCCCTTCTGTGGGGCGCTCCGACACTGCAAGCTGGAATAACAATCGGTTGGACGGAATATCCTTCGGCTTCGAGATCTGCACAGATTTTGTCGAGTGTGAATCGGCTTTCTTCTCTATATATGTAATTCTCTTCGAAAAGATCGTCTGTGCGTCCCATCTTAGTGACTTGGCAGGACTCCACCATCGTCTTGATTCCATTAACGTTTTCACCAACGACCCAAGTGGGGTGTATCTGCCGTATCGCTCGAAGCATCTGTGGCCAGAGGTAGCGGTTATCGTCCGCTCCCTTTCTTCTGCCAGCGAGGGAGAAAGGTTGGCAGGGGAATCCTCCTGTGAGAACATCGACTTTTCCCTGCCACTGATGGAAGTCTGTTTTGGTAATGTCTTCATAACTTTCTGAATTTGGGAACCAGTATTGGAGCACCTTGCGAGGGAACTCTTGTATCTCGCAATGGAAGAGGTTCTGCCATCCCATCATGGATGCCGCGACCTCTGCACCACCGATTCCGCTGAATAAACTAGCGTGATTCATATTGCTTACTTTTGTTTCTGTTGTGTTCCAGGAGCCACTGTAGGTGAGCAGCCTTAGAAGGATCACGGAACAGGGATTTTGCTTTATCTATATCTGGATTCAGCATTATCTTCTTTTCTTTCTTTGCTGCTGCTCTTTTCTTCTGATAGTATCTACGCTGGTACTCCTTCACCTTTTCGGGGTGATTCTGTCTCCAGCTCTTAGATTTTTCCAGCAATTTTTCTTTGTTGCGCTGATAGTATCTCTGATAATATCCAGTGCCGTTGGCTCGTTTCTTGGCTGCATTTTCCCGATATAGCTTTTTCTTTTCGGGATGATCCTTGATGTATTTGCGAGAATAGGCGAGCATTTTATCACGATGCTTAAGATAGTATTCTCGCTGCCGTGCTATGCTGTCTGACTTTGCTTTTTCTTTACTCATTTACGACCTCCCAATCTTTCGCAAATATATCAGATGAAGAAGGAACCCAAGAATCTGCTTTTCCATCTGTATTGATGATAAGCATCTGATTGGTGTAGTCAATGTGAGGATTCTCACGACTCATCAAGATGTCCTTGGCCGACTGAGGAAGTGACTGCATCTTAGGAATGATGTCACCACCAATGTGAGAAGGAACCTGCTTAACGATAAACAAACCCTTGTCATTCCAACTCTTACGTCTTACCGCAAAACCATCCTTCAGTAAGACAATAGCACCACCAAAGGTAAGTGAGTCTACATCATGATAGGCTTCCTCAAACACGTCCTTTGGCGACCAAGACTTATATCCGCCCTTGTACTCTACTAAGTAGCCATTTTCCTCAACGGTTAATGGCTTAAGAGTGGCAATTTTTCTACCAAGCACTTTCTGTGCTTCTTTCATAGTCATAGGTTCTGCCTTTACGACCTTTGTACCAATATACTTTTTCATATTACTTATATTAATGTCCTATAAGGACGGTTAGTTACTAAAGTTCATCAAACTCTTTCTGAATGCTATTTAAAGCCTTTTTTATAGCATTCTTTATGTCGGCAGATTCTTTTGGCGCATACTTGTTTATATCTATTATAGCACGCCCCAGTATATTTTCATTAACACTCATGCCATTACAATATCTATCTATAACTCTGTTATAATCACCAATTAAGCTGCTTAATTGGTTAGCTCTATCTAATTTTTGTTTATCCATATTGTTAACTGTTTATTAGTTAATCTATTTTTTATTCACATGGCAGTTTCTCCTGGTGCTGCACGTATCTTTTGTGCTTAAGGCAAAACTTGCCATTGATGCAGTTACGCCCATCATGGCAGAGGAGGCACTTGCGAGCTGCATAGGTGCTCTTACTTCTGGAATCGCTCATAATAGTAAGTTACTATCTGATGCTCGGTAGGCTGAAAGCCATTACGAGTGGTAAGAGTATCTACTATCTCATCATAGGTACTCTGAGGCATCTGTAAAATGAGATTCTCATCATGAAAGCCCTGAGAGAGTTTACTGAGGAAGAGCCATCCAAGGACTAGCCAGATGGCAATGCAGAAGATGGTCTTAATTGTTTTCATAACTTTATCTTATTTGGGACACAGATAGTCTTGAACTTGGCAGGCACAGGCTTCCAGCTCTGATACTTTGTATTCGTGTCGAGTGATTTTGCCATTTCTGCCTCTAGCAAAATCCTTCACCTTTCCTTCACGTTTCCATCGCTCAACGTTTTTTCTTCCGTAGATGTCGTATGCCTTGGCTTGTGTGAGGAACGGACGTTTACCCACAGCCTTGCAGACTTCTTCTTTCACAACGTTGCGTATGGCTGACAGAAATGTATCAAAGGATAGCATCTTATCTGCAAACTGGATTTGTACTACTTCGTTCATGAGACTATTGTTTTTATTTGGTTCTTGTAACTGTGATGATCTCTTTCTCCCGGTTGATTTTGGTTTTGAACTTACGACAGTAAATTACACCTAATTCCGAGCAGGTTGTCTTGATCGTTCTCATTCTCTGGATAGGGAAACTGATTGATTTACCCAACTCCAGTTCTCTGATCTGAGGTCTGAGTGGTACTTTTTCTTCTGACATATTGCTTAATTTATTTATTATTTAATTAGTTTGAAATCGTAAACGAAAACGAGAGGATTGCTGTCCCAGTGGAGGTGGAGCTTGCAGCTAAGCATCTTGTATGCTTCGATAGGAGTTTCGTACCAACATTTCTTACGTTTGCTATCGTTAGTGGCATCGTATGAATAGGTATCATGATACCATTCCATGTGACAACAGTAGATTCCTTCTTTCATGCAGTCATCGGTGCTGATGTCCTGTAGTCTTTCACACCGAATATCGGTAATCTTAATTTGATGAGGCATCAAATCAGACTTCACAAACATCTTGTTTGACCATCCTATGGGAACTGCCCTTATGAATATATCATTGGCAAACGGAATGTCGCAGTATCTTTGTGCGACTGCTACGACTTCACCTATTTTATAAGTGGACTTTGCCACAATCTCATTTCCATCATTGATGCTGAGTTTGCCTTTGTCTTTTCCTTCTGTGATGAAACCGCAGCTACGGATATACTTGAAAGGCTTTTCATAAGCGATTCTTCTGGTCTGAGTCTTGCGACCATCTAGAACAGCTTCGGTGAGACCGTACTGGTCATTGAACATTATCTTTTTCATTTTGTGCCTATTTTTTATAGTTAACTAAAGCTGGAACTAGATCTTCGAGGTACGCCCATTGAACAATCTCTTCAAAAAGATGACCGCCAGAGTCTGTGAGCCAGCAGCGTGAACCGTCAATGTCTGTGTACGTATGACCCACCTCTATAGTCAAGCCATCAGCATAATCAAGTAGGCAATATACGTCGTTGCTTTTTGGAAGTTCTTTTCCTGTATGCCAGAATTTGGATATGTTTATGTAAAGCACATCATCTGCACTTGCTCTGACCGCCATACCTTGCCAAACCGGGTAATCATGTTGGCTTCCATACGGGTCTAACAATCCGCATGTAAGTCCAGTGTGGCATGGAAAAACGTATAGCCTATCTGGCGCATCTGGAACTTTTTTATCTTCATTCTTCATTTTTCTTCAAATTTATTTGGTACTTATGTATTTATTTACTAACTTTATGGTGCAAAAGTACAATAAACTTTTGAAAAGCGTATGGTTTAGTGGGCATTATTAGTATATATTAACCCACTTTGTTGAACATTTAAAGGATTTTAATATGAATGTGCAAAGAATAATGGACATTATAACGTCCAATAAACTTAGCAAAATTGATATTGCTTCTAGGATGAAGGTTAGTCGAACAACGTTGGATAACCTTCTGAATGGTGCTGATGTGAAGGTTAGTACAGTTGAAAACCTTGCTGAAGTCCTTGGGGTAGATGTTGCTGAATTTTTCCGTTCAGATGATAATGCTACATCACTTTCAAATATCAATAAAGTAGACCTGAACGACCTGGAAAGGGAAGTAATTGCTCTCAGGGCAGAGAATAAGGTATTGAGAGAGATTCAAGGTCTTTCTGAAAGAAGTCATGTACATGTAGGATAATTAGGATGTGAGATATATGAGTTTTTCTTATAATTATTGTGGTCGATTTTCAATCTTGGATTTTTATCCAGGAATGGATATTTATGCTTTCTTGGAAGCATTAAGAAAGGTAACTGAGCAAAATATTATTTTGCAAAAACAAGACTACTATGATTTAAGAAAAATATATCTATCCTTAAGTAAAGTTGGATTTGACTGTTCTGTGGAGGATGGTTTGCTTGTAGTAAAAATACCTAGTTATTTCAAGTATTTCCATCAAGTAAAAATGGATGTGTATATTTATTATGATGTACATAAGAGTTATCTTTCATATATAAAGTTATGCCAAAAGACATATAGTCAAAAATTAAGTATATCTTTATTTAATACAATCCTTTTTATATTTGAACACCGTATAAAGACATTTGGTAGTTTATTCAAGTGGGATGAAGTGAAAGAAGAGTTGTCCTATTTTGCTTCAAACGATTATTATAATCTGCTTATCGACTTTGATACGAATAAGGAACCGTTAGAGATATTTGTTCTCTTAGGAATCAACGATGTAAGTGAAATTTCTAATAAGAAATATTTTGCTTTAATAGAAAAGGTTGAATCCGTTCAAAGGGAAAAGCGCATATTGGAACTTAAGTTAATGAAATATGATAAAGCTTTTCTCACTTGTGGACTGCAAAAGCGTTCTTTGCAAAAAGTTTGTAGAAAATTGAAATACTTTCTGTTTATAAGTATATTGACCTTCTGCATAGGTTTCTTGATGCTTGGTTTTGCAATAGGTAAGTTGTCTTCCTCTTCTAGTAATGCTGAGGCTGATGGCTTCCAAACTGAGGTAACAGCAGGAGGCAACGTATATGTATCAGATAGCCCTGGTTCCAAGCGATACCACAAGGACAGAAATTGCCCAGCTCTTAAGAGAACTACAGGCAAGATAACAAGAACAGATGAATCAAATGCCATCGACCAAGGAAAAACTTTGTGTGGATGGTGTGGAAAATAGATAATGATACAGTAAGGTAAGTTTAATCAATATAAATAAAGTAATTATGAAATTGAAGTTTATATTATTATTCATGATGTTTGCCTTGTTGTTGGTGACATCTTGCAGCAAAGATGATAATCAAGACGCATCAAGTAACTTCATAGAAGTTGATGGAGTTAAGGAACCTATATTAAAAATGGTGGCAGGAGATTACTCTATCATAGAGCAACAACCTACACGAGGTACAGGAGACTTTTATGGTTTTGAGTTAGTATCTAGTTCAAAGAGAAGTCTAGAAGTCTTTCTTCCACATTATGAGACAGGAACAAAAATATCATTAAGCTCTTATACTGGATATACGATTTCCGGCTATGATAACTTTTGGATCAATTCTAAATCAGATGTGAGTGAAGATAGTTATTTGCAGATTTCTAAAAGAAACAACATATATACAGTGGATATTGTTGTGTCATTTAAGAAAAATGGTAAATATCATAACTTAAAGGCTCATTACGTAGGTGACATGGTTGTTGAGGATTGATAGTTATGATGTTTAGAAGTAAAATATAATTAATATAAAGTTTATAAATTGTTTTGAAAGAAACGCAGAAACGTTAGTAAATACAGTGTGTTATGAATTTGGTTTGGAAATTGGAGAGCATGTTTTTGTAATTGCTTGATATTTAGAGAATTGGCGTAAATGCCTGGTTCCTAGATAGTCACAAATATAGTGTTTTAGAAACGTTTGACACGTTAAACGTGACAAACAAGAGCGTTTGTTTTGAAATTGCTTTGAAAATAAAATTACTATGGCTACATTTAAAATTGTTGTTCAACATCAGAGATCTGATGGCTTTTACCAAGTGTATATCCGAATGACTCACAATCGTAGATCGCTTTATATCAAGACGAGCAAGATGGTGGGGCAGAAGGGCATCGTGAAAGGTTCTCATGATGTGAGGGATTCCTTTGTGCTAAATTCGCTGAACCAAACTATTGAAGAATGGATGTTCAAGCTAAATAAGCTAGACATCCGTTCTTGGAGTGCTGAACAGGTTAGGGACTATCTGGAGCAAAATGATGCAGATGTGTGTTTTTCTGACTTCGCTAGAGAATACATTGGTGAATTGTCTGAAACATTGAAGCCTCAGTCTCTCGTAAATTATCACAATACCTTGAATAGTATAGAAAAATATTGTGGTTCAAAGAAAGTGATGTTTAGTGAATTGAACACCAAACTTGTGCAAGGCTGGATAGATAGTATGAAGGATTCCAAGGCAAAGAAATCTTATTATCCTCAGTTTCTAAAAAAAATGTTCAAGGCAGGTGTGGCTAAATATAATGATTATGATAACGACATCGTAAGGATAAAGGTGAATCCTTGGACTAAAGTTGAGTATCATAAGCATGCTATTCCCAAAAAGCGTGCTATCTTGATGGAAGATTGCAGAAGGATTTTTTCAGTAATTCCTTCTTCTAAGACCGAATGTTTGGCTGTGGATGTGTGCAAGATGGTATTGTGTCTTGCTGGAATTAATGTGGCTGACCTGTATGAAATGAAAAAGGTTGATTATTATGATGGTATTTTGCATTATAAGCGACAAAAGACACGGACGGTTAGAGCTGATGAAGCCTATATAGAAATGAAAGTACCTGATATGCTCATACCTACGATGACTAAGTATCTTTCAGATAAAGAAGACCCATATCTGTTTAATTTCCATAAAAGCTATGGATGTAGCAGGTCGATGGATGGTAATTTGTGTCTGTTCCTGAAGAAATTCTGTATCAACACCTTGAAGGATGTTGATTTGAAGATAACACCTTATACTTTTCGCCATACCTGGGCTACAATAGCCCAAAATGATGTTGGTGCCAATTATGAAGAGATAGGCTTTGCTATGAACCATATAAGTACCCACAAGATTACCATGGGCTATGTGAAACCTGATTTCTCTAGAGCATGGGAATTAAATGAGAAGGTAGTGGAGAAGATATTTTTCACTAATGACAAGAGTAAACGCCTGGAGGAACATCATGTGCCTGTATTCGATAAGGTGGAAGAAACATTTGAGTTATCTGCTGATGGCTACTTCATGGGCGAGGTTGTGGCTCATGTGGATGGCAAGGGCTACAAGAATACAGATGAGATAATAGAACAGCTCATGGCCAGCATAAATGATACTGTGCCTAAGAACTGTACGATACAAATCAAGGTGAAGAATATCACCAAGGACCAGACGAAGTACTTTGAACGAGTTAGGGACATAAAATAGCTATTTTGTGTTAATACAGATTAAAATTGACCCAATATAAGTTAAAATAGAGCGTTTTTGCTCGATAACCAAGTCAAGGGTAGTCTTCTCTAAAGTTGAAGAAAATTTAGAGAGGGCTACCCATTTTTTATAATTAGCCATTATTAACAATTTTGAGATTTTTGATGTTGATAGTGGTTTCTTGTTTCTCAAATTTCTCTTCCAACTTCATGAAGGATTCCTCCACAGATAAGTTTCGGGTTTCATCATTATTGAAAGATACAGACTGGAGTTTAGGAGCCACGTATGGAAGGAACTTAGCCACCATAGTCAGACGTCCGGCAGGCTCTTCAATCTGCATGAGATCAGTGAAGAGGGAATAATTCTTTTCATTGATGCCGTTGATGTAGCCGATGATGGCATCACGGAGACTTTCACGCACACTTTTGGTAACCTTGTTAGGCGTGCCAGCTTTGCGTCCGCCAGTCTTCTTCCTTTTTGGCTTCGGCTCATTATTATTTTCTTGTTTTACTGCCATATCCTATTGATTTTTAATGTTTACTGATAGTTTTCGGGTGCAAATATAGTGAAAAATAACGAAACTTGGTGTTCAAGTTGCGGAACTTATCACAGATAGGTAAGAAAAGCGCATTACTTTTGAACAGTTTAAACATTAAAATTCGAATTTTATGGGAATTATTGGAAGTATTGCTGGTGGACTGACCTCTGCTGTAGGTGGCGCACTATCAGCTAAAGCAAGAAACAAGGGATATAATGATTATATCAACATGTTTCAAGACCGTATGCAACAGGTGAAGGATCATCGTGACAACTTGTATTATCAGGATCCTACTCAGTCAGCGGAGAATCAGGTAGCCGTGACCAATGCCCAGAAGGTATTGGATAATGCTACAGCAACCGCAAAGAACACCAATATTGTTAGTGGCGGTTCTGATGAAGCGGTTGCGCTCAGTAAACAGGCTGCCCAGGAGCAGGTGGGTAATATCATGCAGCAGGCAGCCTTGCAAGGTGCTCAGACCAAAGAAAATGTGTGGAATACTGCTGATTCGCAGATAGACCAGATGACTAACTACATCGCCACTGCCAAGAAGGAGAAGGCTCTTAGTACTGCTAAGGGTATCACGGATGCAGCTGGTGGCTTGGCTGGAGCTGCAAATAAATTGCCAATTTAAGGAAGGAGGTAATTATGGGATTTATATTGGATGATTTAACTCCTAAACGTCCGGCAACAGCAGCAACTCCTATTACAGATTTCCCTTCTGATAATGTGGGGCAGCCGGAGGTTGCAGTACCAGTTCAGACAACTGATACAGAACCGGGAAAGGGTACAGCCATAGATACGACCGGTATTACTGGGAATGGTGGCAAGGAATCTTTTGCCCAGAAGCCAACCGAGGAAGTTACCAAGGTGGAGCCTAACCAAGGTATCAAGATAGACTGGAGCAGACCTTATGCCGAGATAGAACAGAATCCTATCTTGCAGAAGATGAAGCCTTATGACATTATGAGGGATTACCAGAAGAATGGTGATGGAAACTGGTCAGTCTTTTTGCCATGGCTCAATACTCTGGGTGATGGAGATAAAACCGTAGCAGCCAATGAAGCCTTAAAGAAGAAAGCGGAGAGGAAAGCAAAATGGGAACAATGGGGAAATCTTTTTATGCACTTGGGTAACTTTTTTGGTACAGTTCAAGGTGCTCCATCGCAAAAAATAGAATCTGCACAAGAACTTACTGATCGACAACGCAAGATAAGAGAGGCTACTGAGGCTCTTCGTGCCAAGGGATATAACCAAATGATGGTGAATATCTGGAAGGACCGTCAAGACAAGCAGGCACAGATGCAGGCAGAGGCTGCTGCAAAGGCAAATGAGAAACTAGCTGAATATCGTGCCTCACAGAAGAATCAAACGGATGCTCTCACTCCTGTTAAGGTTAAGACAGAGCAGGAGAGAGGTAATGCTGCTGCTGCACAGGCTGAACTCAGTACTTCTAAGAAAGAAACTGAGGATGCTTTGAGAGGCAAGAAGGGAAAATTACTTGATGCTCAAGCTAATAATGCCAATGCCGGAGCTGCTGATCATAATGCTAGCGTTAACGTTAAGGGAGCGCAAGTTAAGCATATCAATTCGCAAACAGAGGGACAGAATCAGAGGAATGCTAACCAGAAGGAGGCGGATGGTTTCAACACCAGGTATGTGAATGACCCTGTTTTCAAGAAGCATGTAAATGAATGGGCTACACACAATGGTATGGCAATCGGTGGTAATGATGGCAGAGGTGGCACTTGGGCTAATGAGAAGAACAGACAGCAGGCATCTGCTTACGCTAGGGCAAAGATGAAGCATGACCGGACTCCTCCTTCACGTAGAGGTGGCAGTAAAGTACCTCCTTCACGTAGAGGCGGAAGTAAGGTTCCACCATCGAGAAGAAAGTAATAATCATTAAATAATCAAGATATGTTTGACGAACGAGACAGAAAGTATTTCTATGATGAGTTCAAGAACAATGGCTATGAGGTAGGTAGCTATGATGACTTTAAAAAGGACTTGAACAACAAGGAAGATCGTGACTGGTACTACAATGAGGCAAAGAACATGGGCTATGATGTGGGAACACAGGCAGACTTTGACAAGATGGTGCTGGAGCCAGCTCCATCTACTTCTGGTGGTGGTAAGCAGGTAGATGCTTCTGCTACGACTCAGAGTGTAGAGCAGAAGGCTTCTACTGAGACTAAGCCGCAGGTGGCTCAACCAGCAAAGAAGCAGGAAACAATAGACAAAGAGCCTGGGCTTATAGCAAAAGTTTTGGATATGATTCCTACTGGTGTTCAGACGAGCAACGGAACATATCAGCCATCGCCAGCGATTTCTCAGCCTGTTGTAAAAGGTGAGGAAAAGCCTGTGAAGGAAGAAACTTCTCCTTCTTCATCTGCTAATGCGGCTCCTGTTACAACACCAACTGGTGTGGTGAATAATGAGGGGTTGATGGATGCCAAACTTGCCAACTATATTGAGGACTGGAAGCAGAGACCGGATAAGCAGAGTTCGTACTTTGAGAATATGGTTGCCGACTTGTTGGCTGATGGTACTGCCAATAGCAATGAGGAGGCAGTGAATATGGTGATGCCTGCTTTGCACAGATATGCCAACCGTTCTGCCATGGACGTTACCAACCAAGTAGTATCTTCTTTGCCTGATGATACGGTGCAGGATGCTGAGCAGAGTATCGGGGCGCAATGGTATAGCCATGGCGTGCAGGATAAGTTGAAGCAGGAGGCTGACAGCATGGGTATCAGCTATGATGACTATGTGGCTCATTTCCTGAAGCCAGCTATGGTGCAGAGTCTGGTGAACAAATATGGTCCGAACTATCGCAATATAGCCGAGGGTATCGCTACTCGTCTCTATGCTCACGATGAGAATGTACAGGACAGACTGATGAACCAGGACATCAATGATGCGCTTTCTGACGTTATCAGCAAATATACCAGCACATCTGTAGCCAAGGCTATTCAGGATGCTGAGGCTGCATCTAATGCGCAGATGGCGAAGTATAACGAGCAGTCGAAGTATGTGGATGCGGCTTCTCCTTTTGCTATCGGTGCTATTGCTGAGGCAAACAAGACCCGCGACCCTCAGAAGATATTGGGTGATTTGCAGAAGAAGTTTGGCAAGCTATACCGGAACCCGGAGTTCCTTAATGATATGAGCAATGCAGCATTCAAGGTGATGCAGCGCTATGGCATGAATGGTACTCTGAATGGTGATCCTAAGCAGTTCAAGCCAATGATTAATGCTGCCATCAAGAATGAGTTGGATCAGCTGGAGGTGAAGGGTATGATACCTAGAGGTAGCGCAGACTATATTTTGAAGACAGGTATCGAGAATACCATCATCGGCAAGGTTTCTCGCAAGATTATGCAGACGGACTACCAGAACTGGCTGGAGGATATTGCTAATCAGCAGTATCAGCCTGGCTTCTGGGAGAACGTGGCTAGTGGTGCGTTGACTTTTGCAGGTGATGCCTGGAGTTATTGGCTGCCAGGAGCCGCTGGCGGCAAGTTGACGAAGAGCATGGTGGCTAAGGCTGAGGGCAAACTGGCTGGTGACTTGATGGCTAAAGGCATGGAGCGCAAGGTGGCTGAGCGAGCTGCCAAGGTGCTCATCGGCAAGAGTAAGGACGTGGCTTTGAAGAACGGTGCTGTGCATGGTGCTGTTACCTTTGGTGGTCAGTCTGCAATCTCGAAGCCTATTGATGAAAAATATCGCACTGGTCAGTTTGATGAGAATGGCAAGATTTACAATCCATCTGGGTGGAAGATTGCGCTTGATACTTTATTAGAGGGAGGTAAGCAGAGTGCCTTAGGTGTCATCATGCAGGGTAATACCATCGCCAATATGATAGGTAAGGGCAGAGGCTTGGCTACCAATATTCTGGCTGATATTGGTGGTAAGGTTGTGGATTCGGGCATTATGACTGGTCATCAAATGCTGGAGCGTATGGCGCAGGATCCGAACTTCAAGCCTACTGGCAAGGATGCTGCCGAGAGCTTCTTGGAGAGTATGGCGAACCTTACTGCTATCGGTTTGCCGGGCATGGTGGGCAAGTATGCCCGATTCAAGGATGCGAGGGAGTTTAACAAGAAGTTTGACTTCACAGACCAGGATATTGCCGAGTTGAAGCGATTCGGTTATGATGGTCTTCGTGATGCTTTTGAGAAGGTTGGCATCGGTGAGTATGCCGTGGAGGGTGAAAACGCCCAGCGACTTGATGGGCAGCTTACCCAGAAGTATATGGACCTGATGAACGACAAGAGCGTGCCGGAGGTGTTGAAGGCTAAGATGATGGCTGTGGTGGAAGGCAAGCGACCTTCTTCTTTCTCGCCTGTTGTTGATTCCGTCATCGTGCAGCCGATGGATAATGACGGAAAGGTTTATCTCGAAACCTTGAATGAGGATGGTGGTATCATTGACAGAAAGGAGTATTCTTCTCTTGATGAGGCTCAGAAGGCAGACAAGAAGCTGGAGTATGAGAAGACTCTGGGTTTGGCTTCTGTGCTGGAAGGTGAGTTCCACAATGAGTTTACGCAGGAGCATCTTGATGGTTTGTATAACAAGGCAGCCCAGAAATATAATATGGGTGAGAAATTGACAGATGAGGATAAGGCTGCGGTTTATCTTCATCAGAATGCTGGTGCCATCAAGGAAATCATGGATAAGCAGCAGAAGGGTATTATCCTTACTGATGAGGAGCAGAAGCAGGTTAACGCCTACCGTCACTATTATGATAATGCTTTGGAGAACAGTTCTGTTATGAGGGAGTTTGTCAACACGTTTGAGGATTCCCATGGTGTGGCGCGCGGTACACTTCGTAAGGCTTTGGAGTCGAAAGATAAGAAGTATGCACCTTTGGTTGAGTCTTACCTTAAGGAACTTTACAATTCCATCGAACTGAAACGTGAAATGAAGCAGACGATGGATGATCTCTACAATACTGCCCATGGAAATGAGCAGAAGCGCATTGAGCAGAGTGGTATTGAAGGGGAGAAGCCGGCTGCTCCTGTTGAGGGGGAAGCTCCTATTGAAGGTTCTGCTTCGGTAGAGGTTTCTGCAGGTGGTCAGGAGCCTCCAGTTTCAGCAGGACCTGCTCCGTACCAAGACCGTACCAACTCCGTACCTATTCCGAGTGATGCAAACTCTGCTGCAAACGTTGCAAACTCTTCTGCTTTTGTTATGGGACAGAATGCCTATAAGAATGGGGATTCTGAGGCTTTGCAGGCTATTGACTATAATAGCGATTTGGCTACAGGACGTTTGAAGCGTGCTTTTGCTGACAATGAGAAGATGCCTGATATTGTAGCCAATGCCTATAATGAAGGTAGAGATATGGAACAGTTTGTGGCTCAGCGTGCAAGTAGTTTGACTCCAGCACAGAAAGAGGCTATCAGTAAGTATGTAGAGGCAATGGATGCCAAGAAGGGGGCTATTGATGCTCTACAGCATGCCGATGATGGCTATGGTGAGGCTTTGAAGGAACAGCTCTGGCCATACCAGACGGAAGACGGAAACATAGTTCCTGCTACTTTGGATAGTGGAAAACAGGTGTTCCTGAAAAAAGACAACGAATATGGTGGAGCCTTTGTTGTTGTTCCAGATGAGCAGGGACTACCTACGATTAAGCAAGTATCTAAAGCAAGTATTATAGAGAAGGGCACTCCTGTTCCTCTTGATGAATACATTGAAAAAGCAGTGGCTCAGCAGAAGGATGCAAGAAATAAGCAGTTTATCAGCCAGTTTGATGGCAGCGGTTTGAAGCCGAATGACCAGGTTACAGTTGCCATGGAGGAGGGTGATGCTAATATCAACATGACCTTTGCCGGATATAGCGAGGACGGAAAGATTGTACTTACTGATGGCAAAGATTATCTTCCCCTATCTAAAGAAGAGTTTGCAGCATGGCGCACGAATGCACTCAATAATACCATTAATGAGCGTTTGGATCGTGAGGATAATGAGCGTGAAATGGCTGAGTTGAAGCAGGCTGAGGCTGAAAAGAAGCAACGATATAATGATGGTATCGTGGGATTGAGCGAGGGACATCCTGATTATTCTTCAAAAGATACAGATACAAAGGTGGCTGCTGATTATTTGCAGGAGCAGTATGGTGAAGACCATGGCAAACTTTTGAATCTGGTTAATGGCAGCCGTGATGACATCAAGACTCAACTTGCCAACAAGAGGAAGGCTGCTGCTGAATATCAGAACTGGCTTGATACAAATGCCGATCTTGACCCGGAAAAGGCTAAGAAGGTGGAGGATGAGTTGAGTCTGGTTAATGAGCAGATTGCTGATCTTGATGCTCGTTTCAAGAACTGGAATACTATCCGCAACAGCGTGATGACTCCTGATGAGGTGAAAGCAATGACGGAGGAGCGCAAGGCTGAGGTGGAGAAGGCTGGTGTTGATGAAACTGCCATCGTGCCATCTGATGATTTCCATGTGCTCGTACTTGATGATAAGGAATTGAAGAAGCAATATCCTACTATGGATGAGGCTACCGACTATATTACCTCTCAGCGCAAGGACATTTATCATACCCAGGAGGATGTGGAACGCAAGATAAATGGTGTGAATGATATGCTGGATCAGTATATCAATGGCGAAACAGAGCTGGACCCTACCCAACTTATGGAATTGAATACTACAAAGGCTCAACTGGAGGCTCTGCAGACTAATTTGTCTGTTGCAGCAAAGGGTTTGAAGGCACAAGCTAATAAACTCAGCAAACTTTATAAAACAGAAATTAGCCAGCAGGAAATGGAGGAACTGGGTATGATGACCCCTTCTGAGCATCGTAAGGTTCTTGTGTCTGATGCCATCAAGAAGAATGACCTTGGAGCAATAATAGAGATATACAAGGATGCCTCTGTTGATGTTACGGACTTTACTCCTCAGACTCTTGAAGAGGCTGTATCAGAATTTTTGAGTCCTCATAGCTTGAATCCGGAATCTCTTCAATATGAGTTGGGCAAGAGTAATTTTAAGTTTGGTATTGGCAAGGGGTATGATTCTAATAAGTTCAATTATCTTATTGCCAAGAAAGGAACTGGTATGTCGGTTAACGAATTTGCTGTGAAGGTATATAATGACCTTCCTGTAAACTTGCAGGATATGGGATATACCGACCAGGATGTTCGTAATACCCTTCTTGATATGTTCAAGTCTTATGACAGCGTGAAGGAAATGAAAAATGTGGCTCTGATGAACCGCATAGCAGCTGCAGAAGATGAACTTGCAAGCGAGGAAGAGTATTATGAGGCACAGAAAGAGCGTGAAATTATCGAAAGACAGGCAGAAATTGAGAAATATAAATCGTATATTCACGAAAAAGCGTTATCTTTGCCGTCTGAAAGCGAACTTGATCACATCAATGGACTTGAATTTGACCGTATGATGGAGATTGAGGATCGTGAACGAGAGTACAAACAATATGTCAAATCAATTTTACCAGAATTAGCTGATTATGATGACAGAAGCAATGAAGAAGGATATGGAGGAGGCAGTAGCCTGGGTAGCGACTCTTCACGGAGAGGAGTTGATGAAGGAAATAGCCAAGGCGAAGAAGTTGGTAACGGAGAAGCATCTTCTGAGTCCGAGATTGGAGAAGGCTCTGATAGCGGACGCAAAGGGCGACAAGAGACTGGCAGCATGGAACGTGGCGAAGGCTCAACTGTTCGAGGCTCACATCTACCGCAAGAAGCATCCTTCGGAGAACGTTTAAAGAGTGCCATTGCCGAAACTGAGACCGAACCAACAGAGGCTCAGAAGAAGGCAGGCAACTACAAAAAGGGTCATTTGTCCTTTGGTGGCTACGATTTTACCGTAGAAACACCAAAGGGCGTGACTCGTAGCGGTAAGGACGAGCAGGGCAAGCCTTGGAGCGTGACCATGCACGATACTTACGGCTATATTCTTGGTAAAATTGGTGTGGATGGTGACCATATTGATATGTTCATCAATGATGCCGCTGACCTTGATACTTTTGATGGTAACGTTTATGTTGTTGACCAGGTGAACCCAGAGACTGGTGAGTTTGACGAGCATAAGGTGATGTATGGCTATCCTTCCGAGGAGACTGCTACAGAGGCTTATCTTGCCAACTACTCCAAGGACTGGAAGGGACTTGGTAAGGTTACTGCTGTGCCTAAGGCTACCTTCGATAAATGGCTGGAGTCTTCTGACCGCAAGACTAAGCCTTTTGCAGACTATGCTATGGTGCAGAAGGAACAGGCAAAATTTGATCGCGATGTGAAGGAGGTGAAGCCATCTGAAATGACCGAGGCACAGAAGGTGGCTTATGATGCCGTATCTACTATGCTTAAGAAGGCTGGCATTCCGGTGAAGGTGGTTAGTAATGAGGATATGGAGAAGGTGGCTGAGGCGCAGGATAATCTGAATCTTGCCATGCTGCTGAATCATCCTGAAATGAGATTTAAGATTAAGACTCCTGAGGAGAAGCAGGCTGCCGAGAATGCTTATAACTTTGCCAAGGAGTTGCGCCCGGATAAGTGGAAGCAGTATGCCGTGGTGGATATGAGCAATCCGAATAAGATGCCGGAGTACTTTGAGAAGCAGGAGTTGGCTAGAAAGGAGCGTTCTTACTATAATAAACTGATGTGGGGTAACTACAAGGTCTTCAATCTTGACAAGAGCTTTGAAGACAATGTGGCTGGACTTACTGGCTCTTTTCCTTCGGAGTTTGACCCATATAAGATTGATGAACAGACCAGTAAGAAGAATGAGTTGAAAAAGCAGATTAAGGAGACTGAGGATGCTTATAATTCAACCGGGCAGGAACGTAATAATTATCAAATTCAGTTGATGAAGGAGTACATGGATGAGCATGGACTGGCTTCTGAAAACGATATTCCTGATGATGTTTGGAATGATTGCAGGAATAAATCCTTTGAAAAATATCAAGATAAGCTTGATTCCTTGTTTGCGAAATATAAGGATTTGGATAGACAGTTGAAGGCTGTTGCTGAGCCGGGAGTGCAGTATTTGAAGGGTAAGGGTGTAGTTTATGGCTACACAGATGGTAAGGAGATTGTGCTGAACCAGGAGCATCTGAATCCTAATACTCCTATCCATGAGTACCAGCATCTTTGGCGCACTGCTGCTAAGGAAATGAATCCGGATCTTATTGCACATGGCGATGAGCTGATCAAGCAGACACAACTGTTTGCTGATTTGAAGGAGGACCCTAACTATAAGCATCTGAGCGATGATGAGATTTGCGATGAGGCTTTTGCTCGTCTGACTGGTGAGGACGGTGCTGCCATCTTGGAGCAGATGGCGAAGGATGCCATTAAGGAAAATCCTTTAGACACTGCTAAAGAGCTTACTATCATCAACCGATTGAAGAATTGGTTGAAGAAGTTCTGGTACTGGACTCTTGATACATTTACGAAGTGGAAGCCTGAGGACATTAAGAGAATGACCTTGGAGGATATTCGTAACCTTGTGTTGAGAGACTTGGCGAATGGGGTGGACCCACGCAACCTGAAGTCTCGTATGACTAAGGAAGATGCAGTTTCTCTTCGTAAACAGATGGCAGATAATGCTGAGCAAGAACGGATTCTAGAGCATACGGAAGAAAACTGGCTGAAAGAATTTGGCAAGGATAGCCGTGTTACTACTCCTATTGGCAGTATCAAACTTGGTGAAAACCAATATAAGAAGGCAGGAAGAAACGACCGAATCAAAAGATTTGGTCTGTTGAAGCCTACCTTGGAGCGTCCTGACGTTATCTTGGAGAAGTCTGCACCAAAAGAAGGTGCGGAACGACAGACTAAATATCTGTTCATCAAATCCTTTAAAAAGGCTGATGGAAACAAGATTCTGAACTATGAATCCATAACAGTAAAGCAGGGTGAAGAGGAAGTAGCGATTAGCGCACATCAAATAGATCCTTCGAAAGTTGTGAAAGAATTGACGGAATCAAAAGTGCTATGGAATCGTTTCAGAGGCGATTCTAATTCCTTGGGCGAGAATCAAGGTTCGGCATTAACTCCATCCGCAAATAACCCAAGCGGAAAGGATAGCGTCCTGAATCCTCATAGCGATGCAAAGATAAGAAATAATATCGAAACTGCCAAGGGAAATGGTGGAAATTTATCTGTGGAGGATAAAATAAAGGCTGTATCTCGGCAATTTGGTGTAGATGAGGCAGATGTGGCGATGTATGCCAATGCTATTAAGAAGGGTTCTACTGCTGAGGCTGCACGTGCCAGAGCCAATATCAAACGCCATCTGTTGCAGGCAAATGAAGATAAGATTTCCTCTTTAAAGGAACTTCTTAAGTACACTAAGCCTGTAAATGAAGCCTTGAAGGAGAACTTTGGTGACGTTGATGCCATGATAGAGGAGCGCGTGAAGCAGGTGGAGGCGCAGCGTAACGCCATGGAAGCCGCTAGAAAGAGAGCTGAGGAAGAGGAGGCCAAGCGCCAAAAGCACTTGGAGGAACTTTCTGTGATTCCTGATGATCAACTTGACAAGCAGTATATGGATGCTCTTGCCAATGGTGATGATGCTACTGCCAGGGAAATGCTTGATGAGGCTGCCAGACGCAAGGGCTATGATGATACCGAAAGCGCATATCAAGGTGTAGGTGCGTGGGCTGCACCGGGAAACCCTGGGTATGAAAGTGACAAGGCGAGACGTGACGATTGGGAATCCAGTGGCTCGGATGTGAACCTGGAGGATATTGCCTTGGGCTATGCTCCTCAGCCGGATGATTACTTCTCTCATCCTGAGCGTTATTCGCAGAACACTCCTCATGGATTGGAATCTGTAAAAGCCATCAATGAGGCTATTAAAGCCATTAAGAATGGTGAGAAGGATGTTAAGGTAAAGGTTTATCGTGCCGTTCCTACTTCGGTGAAGGAAGGCAAGTTGCGTAATGGTGACTGGGTTACTCCTTCTAAGAAATATGCCGATATTCATGGAAATAATCGACTGGAGGGTAAATATCGTATCATCGAGGATGAAGTTCCGGCTACTCAACTGTGGTGGGATGGTAATGACGCAAACGAGTTTGGCTTTGATGATGGCAAGGAGTATAAATACAAGAATGCCAAGAACAGCAGAAAGTTGAACGACCTTGTTACCTATGATGATAAAGGTGACGTTATTCCTCCTTCTAAGCGTTTCAATTCTCGCAAGAGCGATATTCGCTTTATGTTTGGTGGTGAGAAGGGTGCTGCAGAGGCAGACAAGGCTGAGGAAAAGGCCTATCGCATGGATAACTTGAAGGTGGCAGAGGAGATGGAACGAGGCAAGAAGGATGCCAAGGTCATCAAGTTAGCTACCGGATGGGAACGTGGTGCTGATGGCAAGTGGAGATACGAAATGCCGGATGCTAAGATCAAGGATATGAAGGATATTGGCGGTGGTAATATTGTTAAGCGTTTTGATGACGATATGCTTTGGAATGATGGTAAACTTACTAATGTCATTGATGCGCCTGGACTTTTTGAGGCTTATCCTCAGTTGAAGGATGTGCGTATTGATACGGATGCCATTATGAACGATATGCCTTCAAATGGTAATTATAATGCCAAGACCAACACCATTACCATTCATGCTGATGAGCTGAAATATATGAATAGTATTTTGAATCACGAGATTCAGCATGCTATCCAGTATATAGAGGGTTTTGCCAAAGGTGGATCACCTGAACAAATGGAAAAAGAATTTAAGGCAGCGCAAGACGAGTGGAAGGCACGTGCTTATGCTCATGAATTGGAAGAAAAGGCCAAGGAAATGGGAGGTGAGTATAATCAATCGGAGGTAGAAAAAGCCCTTGTTGAGGAATATAAGGATTTAGATATGTCTGATGAACTTCCTGATAAAGAGACACGTATTAAGGGTTTCAATTACTTTGCACGTGGCTATGCTGATAGAAGTATGGATGATGCCATCAAACGTTTCCGTCTGAATGAAAGTACACGCTCTGACTTTGATTCTTACAAAGAATACCTAAAGTTGGCAGGTGAGGTAGAATCGAGGAATGTGGAGAAGCGTTTGGGTATGACTGATGAGGAGCGCAGAAACTCATTGGCTGAGGAGACTGAGGACGTGAACCGAGATGAGCAGATCGTGATGAATGGGAATGATGCTAGCTATAGCATTGTGAAAGACCCTGAGACCATCAAGAAGCTGGATAAGGAAGACACGGTGAAGGTTTATCGTGCCATGCAGGTAGGCGAAGATGGAAAACTCTATCCACCGATGGCTGCAAAGGTGAAGGGCAAGTTTGTGGAACCTATCGAACTCGGTAAGTGGGAACAGGCAGATGAGCGACCAGAACTTGCTGATGATAAGGGTATGTTTACCCTAAACAAGGGTAATGGTAAATCGCTTAAGGCTGCTTACAATCCTTACCTTCATACTTCTCGCACTCCACTGAATGACCAGTTTAGCGAGGCTCAGAATCGCCCTAACATCGTAACCGTAGAGGTTGAGGTGCCAAAGAGCGAGCTGACCAGTGGCTACAAGGCTGATAAAGCCAAGGATGCCGTGGGCGAAGTAGAGTGGAAGGCTGGTATCATCCAAGGACAGCTGACAGGCAAGCGCAAGGTGGTGCTTTCTCGTTGGGATAAGCCTGTGCGTATTGTGCCTGACAGCGAGGTGGCTGATGTTATCGTCAATGATATGTTCAAGGGCAAGAATATCACTATGCCTTCGAATGTGGTTACTCCAAGTCTGAGAAAAGAGTTAGAGAAACGAGGTGTGCCGTTTGTGGAGACCGATAACAGAGGAAGAATTGTAGGAGGCGAGAATGATGGTGTGCATTATTCCAAGGTGTATGGTAAAAATGCGCAATCGCCTATCGTGGAGCAGAAGTTGAAGAAGCACCCTGATTCGCTGATGAAGGCTGGTACCTACTTTAGCGGTGGTGGACTGGTAGAAGAGGGATTGAAGGGCATTATTGACCCCGTAGTGGCCGTGGAATATGACCGGAAGATAAGCGGTGTATATCGCAATAACTTCGGGCAGCATATTGTTACGGCTGACGTGAGAGACGTGGATCCAAAGGAACTGGTGAAGCATATTGATGGTGAGGTGGAGTATTTCCATGCTTCGCCTGTATGCAAGAACTATTCGCAGGCCAAAAGTAATAGTGGAGAGGTGGAACTTGACAAGGAGACTGCCAAGAGTACTGCCGACTTCATTGATGCCGTGAAACCGCGAGTGGTGACTATCGAGAACGTGAAGGGCTACAAGGACTCTGAGGCGATGAAGATTATCACCCAGGCACTGGATAAGAACGGCTACACATGGGATGCTGACGTATATAATGCCGCAGATTTTGGTGGCTATACCAATAGGGAGCGACTGATAGTGAGAGCCGTGAAGGACGGAGAACTGCCGGAGAAGCCTAAAAAGCAACCACGCAAGGGTGGATGGTTAGAGGCTGTGGAGGATATTCTTCCTACTCTGACGGTGAAGGAAAGCGGTGTGGCTCCATGGATGGATGCGAGACTGAAGGTTGATGGTATCGACTGGCAGAAGGTGGAGAAGCCTCTTTACGTAATGGGCAGTGCCTATGCCGATGGCAAGATTCCTCATGCCTATGGGGATGAAATTCTGCCTACGCTGAGAACCAAGAGCGGAGACGTGATCATCATGCCGGGTGGAAAGGTTTTGCGTGCAGATGGCAGGGTTCTGGCGAGAATTACCGGACTGGGCGATGACTATCTGCTACCTAAGACGGAATCTTTGGCACATACCATCATTGGTAATGGTATTCCGGTGCAGTTGACCCAAGGTGTGATTGCTCCTCTGCTGAATAAGGATGACTTGTCGGGCAGAAATGTATTGGCACGACTTGGCAGCTCTATCTTCAAGAACAACTGGGATGCAGACAAGCAGAAACAAGTGAGCGACCAGATAGTGAACACAGCCAACAAACTGGGTGGTGCTGAGGCTACGGTTTACACTTCTGTGGATGAGGTTCCAGATGCTTATCTGAGTGAAGTGAAGAATGGGGCTACCGGATGGTATGATCCGGAGACTCATACGGTGCATGTTTATCTGCCTAACTGTGCTGATGCGAGCGAGGCGGAGAGAACGGTGCTTCATGAGAAGATAGGCCATGAGGGTATGGAAGTGCTGCTGGGTGGCGAAGATGAGGTGAGAAAATTCGCTAATTTCGTTTATAATTCTGTCGCAGCAAGCACTCGCGGCAAGATTCTGGAGATTGCAAATGAGTATGATCCGGACTGGAAGAACCCTGATCGCATGAATGTGGGAACGCAGGAGTATATCGCTCATTTGGCTGAGGAGGGTCCTAAGACTGCTGAGGACTTTACTCTTTGGACTAAGATTAAGCATTACCTTATCCGATTATTGAAGAAACTGGGTATTCGTGTGCCGGGACTTCTCAATGACAAGGATTTGAGATACTACCTGATGAAGGCTGGAAAGGCTCTCCATGTATGGGACAATATGCCTAAGGAGAAGCAGGAAGCCATGATGAAGCAGGCTAGCAATGCTGAAATCAAGGATGCGCTATCTGATGGTGCAGGTAAGGGCAAACCACGCCAGAAGAAGGGCGAAAGCACAATTCAATACATGAAACGTGTACAGGAGTGGCGCAAATGGCAGAATGCACGCGAGGATGAGAATGACCCTGAGCCTCCTATGTTCTATGACATCGACAAGGATGAGGCAGGCAAGAAGGAATGGGCACAACTTAATAAGGACTGGCGTGAGCGACACCATCTTGCAGGCGAAGAACCTATGGGGATGCCTATCCGTATGGAAGGTGAAGAGGATGGTGCCTACATGACTCGTATTCACGAATATGAGAAATGGAAGGAAGCCATGAAGGACCAGGAAGACCCTATGCCTGATATGTTTGCCTTCGAAAAGAAGAAGCAGGAGGAGGTGAAACGCAAGTATGAGGACTGGTTGGCCAGACATGAGCTTCTGGAGCAGCAGCAAGCAGATTTGGACTTGTATGAGGGTAAGATTTATCCGGCAGAGACCAATCCGAAGGCTGATGCACTGGAGCAGCAGGTGATGCAGGACTTGGCAGAAGTGACCAGTACTGACGTGAGCAAGGAAGGTGCAGCTCGTAGCGTACATGATGCAGTTATCTATCGTAGAAAGAATATAGAGAGCGCATCAGCAGATGATGCTATATTCATCAATAGTGTCAAGCAAGATCTTAACAAGATAGCGAATACTAGCTATCTTGGAAGAAAGGCTAATGCCATTGCTGATGCCGTTAAAGAAACAGTAACAGGCAAATCTCCAAAGACTCAGGCAAAGAAAATGGCTGAGGCTATACCTTATATTATAGAGGCTCCTAGAAGAATGCGTGATATTGCAGATGAGATGAATGCGGTTGGTGCTTTTGAAAACGGACATATTCATGTGACCGCAAAAGATATTGATGCTATTCAGCCATTTACAGATGAGTTGAGAGTTTTAGCTTCAAAGAGTCATAAGATAGAAAAGGATGGCAAGGAAACTATTGTTTATGACGATGTCCCTTCTATGACAGAAGTCGCAAGTAAAATGGCTAAAGCAATCAACGACAATCATGTTGGAGAGGAAGGTTTCGTGCCTGTAGATGGTACGGACATCTTAGCCGAGCATGTATTACCAGTTGTATTGAAGCGTATTGTTCCAGAAGGTGTTGAATATAAGAATCTGAGTGAAGAAATGCAAGCTCTCCTTGATAAAATCAGAGAATGGTATGATAAGACGTTCACTTGGTTGAAAGATAGTCATACTGTAAGAGAGGACATAGGCTATACTAAAGACTATGTAAACCATCGGTGGGACAAGGAAAAAAGCGATGATAAGGCTTATGCTGATTTGGTGGAAGGCAGGCAGCGCACAAAGAGTCCTAATGAAAAGCCTCGAAAGGTAAGTACTTATATGGAAGGTGTTGATGCTGGACTTGTGCCTAAGACAACTGATATAACAGACTTGTTGGCTTATTACAGCCAAAGTAACATTGAGGCGTTTGCTAACAAGACGTTCCTTCAAGAATTGAGTGGAATCAATGTTATAGAGCGCAACAAGGATGGCGAGATTACCAGTAGTATGCCATTATTAACTAGTATACAGCCAAAAGAGATGATGGTGGATGAAAACAAATATACTCCTTATGTTGTTCCAGGCATTAATACTGTTTGGGTTTACAACCAAGGTAAGATATTCAATAAATCTGCCGAGGATTGGTTTAATGCTGCATTTGGCACTGTAAAATTACCAAAAGTATTGAAAGGTGTCAAGAATGCAATGAGTATAGCTAAGACCTTAGAACTTGGGTTCTCTGGTTTCCATGCTGGAGCTTTGACCGAGGTGTATGCTGTTCAAAATTCTGCTGAATTTGGACCAGCAAAAGCTATGGCTTACTTTATGAAGTATCTTATTACGGACACAGCCAAGAATCATCAACTTCCTTCCTTTGCAAATCCTGATGTATTCAAGGAAGCTGCTAAACATTTGGTGAAGTTCGGCTCTGCTTCTGACTATGCAACAGCCGATATAGAAAACCTCTATGAAAAGGTGCATTCTTATGTAGCAAGACTTCATTCTAAGTTAGTTGAGGGTAATGTGGCAATGAAAGCAGGTTCTTCCGTAACCTTCCCTTTGGAGGTGGCAACAGAGTTATTAAAGATGTCCCAGAAGGGACTTGATGTAGCTCTATGGAGTTATCTGCATGATGGTTTAAAATTGGCAACTTATCAGCTACGTTCTGAGCGTACAAGGGAAAGAGCCAAAAAATTGAATTGGAATGAAGATATGCTGAATAAGGCATTGGACGAAGATGGTCAATTCGTGAATGATATGTTTGGAGGTCAGCACTTCGATGTGCTTGGTATCTCTAAAAAGATGCAAACATTTCTTGATTTCATCTTCTTATCAAAGGACTGGCTTATCTCAACAACTAGACATGCATTGTCTATCTTAGGCTACGGCTCAATTTGGAATGAGGCAAGCATCAAAAACTTCTGGGAATATTACAAGCATGTTCTTGGAAGAGGTGAAATGACAAACGAAGACTATCTGAGATTGTCACGTTCAAAATCAGGACTTCTTTGCTATGGTGTCGGTTTCATGATAGGATATGAAGGTTTATCACAATTGGTTAATGCAGCAATGCGTGCATGGGACGAAGAAAAGCAGAAGGAGAAGGCTGACGAAATACGTAAGACAAATCCTAGCTACAAGTCTCCCTATGAGTTAGCATACCCTGATGGTATGCACTGGTACGACTACTTGATGCGTGGCAATAGTCTTGGACAACAGAGTAAAATATTTATGGGACGCTATGCAGATGGAACAGAAATGTATATCCGTCATGGCAAGCAATTCAGAGAGATACCAGAGTTATTCTTTGATGCCAAAGATAACTTTGCAATTCCTGGTCCTATGGTTAGACGTATGTATGGAAAGGCAAGTCCACTGCTAAGAGGTATATTGGATGCCTCTAAATGGTATTTGTCGCCAAATTATGGTGATAAGGAAATGCAAAGAAAGTATGGTGAGAATCTTGGTTTGATACCGAAACTTGCTTCTTACTATATTCCGTTTGCCGTTCCAACTCAAAAGGATAAGGAGTTTAAGATGCTTGATTTGGTGTTCCCTTCTTCCAAGGGATTCTCCAGATATAAGGCACAAGATTACTTCAAAACCTTCATCATGTCAGAGGACAAACAAGGATTAGCCATGACTTACAACGCTTGTGTACAAAATGGTATTGATCCGGAAGTACAGTTGAAAGCAGCGATTTCTTCAGTGAAGGCTTTGGAAGCATCCGAAATGAGTGATGGCGTGACATCCCTGCAGGAGGCTAGTAAACGCTTTGATGCAGCCAAGAGTATCACGGAAAAGAAGAAGATGCGCCAGAAGATGAAGAAATTCCTCTCGCAGAGTGATTACAAGGCTTTCACCCAGAAGGAGGCTCTGGACATGGTGCAGGGCTATCTGAATGGTGATGAAGACTTGAAGGAAATGGAGAAGGCTGAAAGCAAGTACCTGATGAAGGCTAAGGCAGAGGACGTGACGGAGGACTGGAGAATACAGAACGTCTGGAACGGAACCATGGAGACTTATCAGGAGTATCAGCGCTTGAAGTCTATTGATAAGGCGAAGGCAAATGCCTTTAAGAACAGCAAGACCAACAAACGGCTGTTTGCGGCTAGAAAGGCTATCTCTGCTGCAAGAAGAAAGATGAATAAGGCTAAGAAGCAAATGGATGGTACAAACGATACTGCCAAACTGGTAGAGATTCGGAATACCAGAAAGGAGCTGCTTGAAAAGCTGAACGGAATGGAGTAGCCTTCGGGCTACTTCACTCTAAAGAATGTCTATATTTCCGAAAATAGGCATTGGCCAATTCAATTTTATGTTCTATATTTCTACAAACAGAAAAAGGGACTCGCTTCACAGCGAGTCCCTTTTTGATAGTCGTAAAATTCTAAATTCCAAATAAATTTTATTTTTAACAAAAAGATTGAAATCGTATTTTGAAAATTGAAGATGTTGGAGCGATGTTATCCGAGAGAAGTACCAGATGCTTTATCTGTTTCATTTTTTGGTGTTGCCCAGCGTATGTAATTAGCCATGCTGTCATCCATGCGCTGCTGCTCACTCTTCGGATTCTCCTTCTTTTCCTTTCCCCAAAGGCGTCTGGCAATATCATCCAAACACCACTGCCAATCGTCTCGAAGAGTGATGACCTTGGAACTTGGCATGATGGTGACATCTGCCTTTGGTGGGTCAACATGCTTGGTGTTGCCATCCTTATCGGTCTCCTCCTTAGTACTGAGAGAGGCGAAAGGCACGTTATTGTCGTTAAGGAACTTCTCCACATCCTCCTTCTTGTTGTCGCAGAGAAGAATGCAGACGGAAACCTTATTTTTCTTCAATGTGGTGAGGGCTTCTTTCGCCTTGCCTACCATGGAGAGGTTGCCTTTATCATCTTTAGTAATGACGCAGGCTTCATGTACATTGATTGATTTACCCATGATTTAAAACGTTTTAAATTGAAATGCGGAACAAAAATAAGGAGAAAATATGAAAAAGTAATGTTAAGTTGCGCAACTTATCACTAAGAATCGGCAAAAAGGCGGTATTTTTGACGAAAAATTAAGAATTATGCCAGATAATCGTGTTATTAATGATATTTCGAACTATGCCGAACCTGGACCTGACTCTCTGGAGGGAGTGAGCCGGGAGCGGTTTGCCCAGACAGACAGCAACCTTCGGCTGATAGAATGGGCTTGCCAATACTTCTATGATGGCGCAGAGCTGAGAAAGAAGTGGAAGCGAGCGCAGGACTTCGTGATGGGCAGACAGCTGGAAGAGCTGATAGAATGGAACGGTAGGAAGATAAGCATCCGTCAGTATATGGAAATGAAGGGTATGCCTATCCTGGAATATGACGTGATAGGCGACAAGCTGCTTTCTCTCGTAGGACTTGTGCGCCAGCAACGCAGTACAGCCTCTTGCAGTGCCGTAGACCCCAACGAGGAGGACTATATCAGTTTCTTCAATGAGTATCTTCGTCAGAACGACAACTTGAACGACAGACAGGAGCTGGATGCAAGGATGTTCTATGCCTTCTGTGTTTTCGCCTTTGTGGGCATGAAAACCTATTATGGCAGAAAGGATGGCAAGAATGGCATCTTTGACTATATGGTGGACATCTTCAAAATTGCCTTGCCACCTTTCTTCAAGTATGACCTGAGCGATGTGGAATTTATCGCTGAGGCTCATGATCTGACTTGGAGAGAAATCATCGCCACCTTTACGGATGGAAGCAAGGCTGAGGCGGACAAACTGAGCGAGATCTATCTGCAGACACAGCATCATTTCGCTCCTGAGCAGACTTATCACCCCAACGGTGAAGCGCAGTATGCCGGAATAGACGATTTCACTCATTCTTCGGTAATCGGCAAGTACAGGGTATTGGAGATATGGACGAAAGAGACCCGACCAGCCATCTGGGTGCATGACTGGGATGCCGGGACATGTGGCTATGCCTCTCCCGACCAACGAGCCTTCTACGAGGAGAAGAAGCGGAAGCTGGAGGAAGCCAACATCATGAAGGACGAGAACGGTCTGCCAGTGCTCGATGAGAACGGTGAGCCTATCTATTATGTGGACCCATCGGAGTTGAAAACCATCGAAATGAAGGCTGAGGCTGAAACGTATTGGTTCAGAAGATACCTTACACCGAATGGCTATCTGCTGGATGCGAGGGAATCGCCCTACTATGTGCTGAGAGACGGTTTCAGGACTTCCATCATGCCATATACCTTCGTGGCATATCCTTGTTTGAATGGCGAGGTAAGAAGTTTCACTATGCGTGCCGAGAACAATCAGCGCACCTTGAACCATTATATGATGATGATTAACTTCATCGTGGCCAATGGTGCCAAGGGTACGATGCTTGTGGACGAGAATGCTCTGAGCGAGAAACAGAGCCTTGATGAAATGCAGGTGAACTATACCAAAACTGATAGCATTATCTTGTGGAACTCCAAGAATGGAGGTAAGCCACCGCAGACTTTGGTCAACAAGAGTATTCCGGCAGGAGTTGACTTCATGGTGAATTTTGCCAAGACTATGGCAGGAGAGGGTACAGGCGTGCAGGGTGCTCTGCAGGGACAGCATCGCAACACCAGCGGAAAGCAGTATCAGCTGGAGAGAGAGGCATCATCCACCACCATTCAGGACTTTGTGGAGAGTTTCAATAACTACAAGGTGAGAATCGCCAAGAAGAAGCTGTACCTGATTCAGGAGTTCTGCACCGCAGCGGACAGCGTGAAACTGACCGGGGATGACTTCGAGATACATTTCAACCCGGAGACCATGAGGGATATGGATCTGGACGTAGCCATCGACCTGGATGCTTACAGCCCAATCATCAGAGCCACCAACAACGATATGGCTTGGAACTTCATGACAAGCGGTAAGATGGACCCATATACGATGCTGACCGTAGGACAATTCCCTGGTACGAACAGAATGAAGAAGTACTTCAAGGAGCAGTTGGAGAAGCTTGAAGCTATGCAAGCGCAGCAGCAAGCAAATGGCGAAATGCCTACAGCCGGAGCAGGGCAACAGCAGACTGGTACGCCAGCAGCACATCTGAAAGATGGAAACAGCGGTACAAATGACTTGGCTGCTTTGCCATCGGCATCTACAGCTACATAAAAATTATAACGTTGTATATATAGACTTTAAGTTTTTTAGTTTAAAGGTAAAAAGGTTGAGGAAGAGGAAACCGTGATGGCTTTCTCTTCCTTTTTTTGTGTGGGCTTAAGAGATTCCATGTTTCTTCTTGTAGGAGCGTAGCTTTTCCATCTGGACGGAAACACGATACATGTAATACTCTTGCCATTGCTTCAATTTCTTTGCTCTGACCTTGTTGTCGGCATCGCAGCCGATTGCTCCCCACTTGGAAGGGGTGTAGTAGTAGGAGGCTGCCTTGATGTCTTCCACGTTCTTGAAGTAGCGTGTTGCCTTCCACTTGCCAAGCTGGACTAGGCGACGGTAGGCAAGGAGCTGCTTGCGGTTGGGGTCATAGGTCATGATAGCCCAATCCTTGTGGGACTGGTCGTAGAGCAGGTAGAAGCGTGGAGCGCCTCCTTCCTGGTACTTGGCTAGGGTGGCTTTTACGCCTTTCTTCCACATTCGGGTTGAGCGGAAAAGCTCGATACGAGTGATTACTGGCTGGTAGATGGCTATCAGCATCTTGCGAAGATGATTTTGATAAACTTTTTTCATTTTTTCTTGATTTTTAATTGTTACTTACTTATTGGGACCAGGCGATGGAATCGCCTGGAACGGAGGCTCAGAGGGGGAAACTATCTTAGCTGCTACCTATTTGCTGCCACCTATTCCGGCTAACTCGGCTACTACTGGAGGGCGGTTGCGGAGGCGTTCTCGCTCTATGTCGGACTTGGAGCGGAATGGGATGATTTCCGGGGCTGGCATGTCCTTTTCTACATAGAGAGCGATGGCTCTTGCCATCACTCGGTCATCGTGCTTTCCGGCTATGGCACCATAGCAGTCGTTCTGCTTGTAATAGAGGAAATAGGTGCATTCATCTATGGCTGCTAGTTCTCGCTCCATATAGCCACCATCACGGATGATTCTTGCCATCGTTTTTACTACTGCCACCTTGGTGTTCTTGTTTGTATTGAATCCCCATTTCATCTCTATATTCTTCACCTTCTTCAACTTTGACTGAGAGGCACTATACAGGTTGTCGTAGAGTGGGAGGAGGATAGGGAAGAACAGTTCTGACTGATTACCCTCAGTATTGTTCATGCGAGAGTAAGCGGTATTGTTCTCTATGACCAGATAAGCATCATTATAGAAATGAGCTATCTGGGCGCAACGCATGGCTAACTGATCGGCATCGCAGTGGCCATGCCATTCGGCTACCAGTTCGGGAACGCCACCGTAGATTTCATCGTAGCGGTCGAAGACAACTATATCTGAGAAGTCGGAGGTTTTATGTGATCCACCAATATCGCAGGCAACAATGTAACGATGCTTGACAATCTCGGAGTTGTCGGGTCCAGCCCATACCTTAAGAGGTCCACCGGAACGCTCAACAAAACGGATATTATTCATGCAAGCATCATCGGCAGCATCGTAGGAGTCACCTTCGATGTCGCCCACCATGATAGGCTCGATACCCTTGCAGTCCTCTTCCATTTCCTTCAACTTGTAAGGGTCGAAGACGGTTGTGCCGGAGAATAGGAAGGCTTCCACGTCATCGGAAGGGTATTCCTGGCGCATACCGTCTAAATCATTATACTTCTTGCACTCGTTGACGTACCAATGAATACCTTCCAGTGTAGCACCCTTGATTTCCCAAAGCCACCAGAAGTAAGATCCATTATATTGCTCATCCTCACGATTCTTCCACAACCAGGTTATGAAGTCAATTTTCTCCTGTTCGTTCTTGAATGGAAGGATATATTTCTCTATGTCGAACCATGGTACGAAGTATGGTGTGTAGATAGAGAGACGTTTTCCATCCTTATCGAAAGAGTTGGCACGAACCCATTCATCATGGAACTCGTTCTCACGTCCGTTTGGTGTTGACTCTCGGACGATGAATGTTAATGGCACGGTGACACGGATAGAAGAAACCGCAGCGTTGATAACCTTCTGGGGAGTCCACTCGGTAGTATTCGGGAAGAAGGCTTCCTCTGTGATATGTGCCATGGCTGCATCGGCAGAACGGCATGATTCTGGGTTACGAGCGGAACCAGTCTGTATCTTGCAATCGCGTGGTATGAGATACTTGATGTTATTCTGTGTGCTTGATGTTTTGAGTTTGCGTGAATCCTCTTTAAAAGGTATTCCAATATCATAGAACAGCCATGTAGGAATGGCATTCATCAATTTCTCGTACATATCGAACACCTGGGTGGCAGATGATGACTGGTGACCAATGATGTTACTATTCCAGTTGGTCATCCAGAATATCTGAATCCATCCCATATATACATCTGTAGCAGTAGATCCACCCCACTGGCGACATTTAAGGAGAATGATCAGGATAGAGCCTAAATCTCCATGAAGGCGTTGTCTTTCAAAATCCTTTACGAGACCAATCTGTCCATGGTTGAGGAGAAAAGGTATATCCTCACCACCATCCTTATTCTTGATTCGGGCATAGGCATAGGCGAAGAAATAGAAATCGTGCTTACAGCGCAGACGTATGAGATAGCGGAAGACAGCATCGCGAGCCTTCTCTTGGTCGAAGTCTGGCATGTACTTATCGCAAAAGGCCTCTATAGAACCACATTTGATGATGGCGCAGAACTTCTTTTCCTTCAACATTTCTACCGGGAGCCAGAGTTTCTTTCCATTCAAGAAATCTGTAATGATGCATTCGAATCGAAGTCCAGGGGCATTCTCTCCAGTAATGGGACGATAACTAGCGAGGAGACTTTGGAGTCTTCTCTTATCTTCTTCAAGAATCTCTTTGAGCTTCTTATCAGAAATCTGCTGCTGAGGTCGAACCTTTAAGGAGGATTTTGCTACTGGCATTCGTTATATATAATAATGTTCAGTGTTGAATGTCAAATGTTAAGTGTGTTGGCATGTCGGATAAATCTCTCTGCCTTAGCATAAATGAAACCTAAACAGAATAGGACTATGTGGAAGATACCAGCTATGTAAGGGAGAAGGAAACCTATAGCCATACCGAGCATCATCTGCCAGAAGTAGATGCGGTGATACCGATAATACCATTGCGCAGAGAATCCCATGAAGAAAGAAATCAATACGGAAGCACCCAATACAGGTAATGCCGGATAGTATATGAACGACAACAACACGGAACAGAGCCAGGCAGCCAGTAGGCGATGGAAGCGGAACTGATGATGAACCATCAATATGCACCAGCCGTTGATACCCCAGTGTATAAAGTTGGCATGACCGAACATATAGGCGAAATGGGTGTATAATGGCGATGATGGAGACACAGCCAGCGAGGCATGAAGCGGAATGATGAAAGCCATCAGGAGGATGATGAGGAGTGTTATATATAATGTACGCATAATAGAAAAGATTTATCGAGTGATGAATGATGTTTGCTTGTTGCGGAAATGATTGATTTTCATCTGTATGTAGCGAGGAGCCATGCCCAAGTTGGGCGCAGGGAGATCCAGGCATATATACACAAGATTCTTGGTATTGTATTTCTTGTATTGATCCATCTGCCGGAGGCGCAGGAAGTCCTGATAGAAGGCTTCGAAGAGTTTTTCCTTCATGGCTTGATATTTGCCGAATTTTGGTTTTTCGCCCTTAATGCGTTTGCATATATACCGATAGGCAGTGCTATCAGCCAGATAATAACAAGAGGCAGGCATCTGGGCGATGTAATCGCATATCTTAGCCATGGTGGTAGGATATTCTACCATCCTCTTGGCCTTACGAAAGAGCAGAAACATTTCCTGGTCTCTTTTAAGGTAAATTTCGGATATGGAATTTAGATGTTTCATGCAACAAAATTAATTCGTCGAGTTGCAGAACTTATCACAAAGTAATGCGAAATTTTCCTTAATTTAGCACACAAATATTAAAAATGAACGTTTATGGCAAAAGAAACGATTGATAATCAGAATGTTAAATCGAAGCGAGATTCTTTCAGAGAGAGTTTTGCGCAGCGTTATCCCGACCTGAATATGGACGATGATGAGGCTGTTTTTAACCAAATTGCGACCGATTACGACCAGTACGACCAAAGCAAGAAAAAGATGGACGACTTCAACAATATGCTGAAAGAAAATCCTCATGCTCCTGGGTTGGTGACAGGTCTTGTGACCAAGAAAAATGCTGATGGTGGCGACTTTAACCTTATCGACTACCTGATAGACGAGCTGGGTCAGGACTACATCGAAGCTATCAATGGTGACGAGGAGGCAAGGAAACGCTTGAAGGCTAGCGAGAAGGAAAAGCTCGATGCGAGTGAGAAGCTAGCCAAGGGCAAGGAGAAACTTGCAGCCAACATGGAGCAAGAGGATAAGGAGCTTGATGAAGCCATGAAGGAAGCCAAGATTAAGCCTGAGTCTATCAATGACCTGATAGAATGGATGTACAAGCGTAGCGAGGATGGCGAAGACCACGATGATGATGGATTCGTATGGAGAGCTGTCCGGTATGACTTGAAGAAGGCAGACTTCTTGCGCCTCTTCCAGATCAAGGACTTTGACAAGGCTGTTACTGATGCCGAGGAGCGAGGCTATAAGCGTGGCAAGAACGAGAAAATAGACCAGCAGAGGCAGCTTCACGATGGAAAACAGGGTGGCAAGCGGAACATCAACATCAATGGTGGCGGTGGTGCTCCTTCTCTTCCAAAGGAGAAGAGCCGGACGGAACAGGTGTACAGCAAGATGGTTGGAATGTAGCTCTTATCAATTAAGAATTTATAATTAATAATTAATAGTTTAAAAATTAGCAGATTATGAAACAGTTTAAGAAATGGTTTGGATTCATGATGGCGATTGTAGTCATGATCCTGAGTGGTGGCAGCTCTTATGCTATGGCAGAAACTCCTCCTAATATTCCTGCAGGTGAAGGAGGCGGTGGCCCTACAGGTCCAACGGATGGTCCAGGCGTAGGTGGCACAGGTCCAAAGTGGCAGGGTGGAAGCCAGGAGCAGCAGGAGAAAATGAATAACTGGGACTACTATGTGGCTCATGTGAACCCTACCGTGGTAGAAATGAAGCTGGAGAGTTGCCCAATCGACCAGATTCTTCGAGCCTCGAAGCGAATGACTCCTGTGGACAGTAACCGCATCGAGTACTATTCCATCGGTCAGCGACCAATCAAAACAAAATTGACGGAAAAGGTTACTAAAACCACAAATGGTGGCTCTGTGACCTTGAAGGTAGAGAATCCTACCGTATTCGGTGTAGGCGACATTATCATGGTGAACAGCTATCTGGGCTTTAAGGATAATGGTACTGACCGAAGCGAAATGATTCCTTTGCAGTTGCGTGTAACTGAGGTTGACAATGACGGAAACCCTACATGTTATGCGCTGAACGGAAAGAAAAACAACGCACGTGGTAACAGAGATCTTCCTGAGGATATTGCCGTAGGTACGGTAGTGATGCGACTGGGACGAGCAGCTGGTGAAAAAGAGGTAGAGACAGGTAGCTACTACTCTATGCCAGACAAGAGCTTCCAGTATTGCCAGCGATTCATCATGCAAGTAGAGGAGTCTCTTATCGACCGTATGAGCAAGACCCAGGTGCAGTGGGACTTCACACGCCAGGAGAAGATGGCTATGGACGATATGCGCCAAGGTCAGGAGCTGAGTGGACTGTTTGGTTATCGCTCTATGTCGAATGGTGGCAAGGATGTAGGTCTTGTCTATACCATGGGTGGCATCTTCTGGGAAGCAGGTAAGGATTTGCAGATTGGACACTGGGAGCCAAAGATGCGTAAGCAGGCTGATGGTACTCTTGTTCCTGTAACCGTAAAAGTGACCGTACCTGATGGGACTTCTGGAACAAAGGAAGAGGTAAAGCAGGTATATGAGTATGTGATTAGCGAGAAGGAGTTGACCCAGTTTATTGCATCCATGTTGAAGGGTGCAGGTAACTCCAGCCGTACCAAGTTGCTCTTCGTAGACAACCTGATTTACCAAGCTTTTGCTAATCTCCGCTCTAACAAGCGTATCATTACCCAGACCGAAAAGGACTACCAGGGATGGAAACTTGACTTCGAGAAGTTTGAGAGCATGGGAACAAAGATTCTCATCTATCGTCACGATGCCTTCAATAGTTGGGGCATGGATGGTAGAGCCTTCTGTCTGGATTCTCGTTATCTTGACAAATATGTATTCGGTACTTGGTCACGCAACGAGTTTAACGCCAAGGATCTCCTGATTCGCAACACTGCAGGTGTGGTTATGGAAGAGTATAGTTGCTGGGTATTGACATTCCCTGATGCCCATGCACGTGTATCTCGTCCAACCTTCACCGAAGACGGTGTGACCGATGAGCAGATTCAGGAGGCAGCTTAATCATCGTAATAGGGAGCTGATAGTTTTCTAACATATATCGAAAATCGGGGATAGTTGAGGCTGAAATGGTCTCGCTATCCCTTCACCCATAAACACAAAAGATATGTATAGATTTGTAGCAAACAGTATGCTCATCTTTGTGGTGACTCTGCCCAGCGGACTTATCAAGAGCGTGGAGTTTGAACGGTGCAGCAACAATGCTTATTCCTATCTCACGGACAATAAGCAGGTGGCAGACTGCATCCGGAAGCATCCGCTAACGAAAGCTGGGCGCATCATCGATGAGAGTCAGCCCGAAGAGGTGCAGGTGCAGAAGCATGAAGAAGAGCACGTGACGAACGAGAACGCCCTTCACTTCGACAATATCACCAAGGCCAAGAACTATCTTGCCAAGACCTTTGGCGTAGATACGAGAAAGCTGAAAAGCCCCCAGAGCGTGAAGGACGAGGCGAAGAAAAACGGCGTGGAGATGGATTTCTAACATTTATAATATAATAATGTATATGGAAGCGTTGATGAGCGAACTAGTTTTAGAGGTGCGGAAGGCCATCAGTGAGATAAGCCATGATGACATGAATGACCTTATCGTGGATGACACTGATGTCATCATCCGTCAGTGCCTGGAATCTGCGGCTAACATGTTGCTTGTTGAGGCTCCAGCTGATTTTCTTATTCCACAGCATGTGAAGGCATCCGTGTCGGGCGTGGAGCAAGATTACACGTCAATCCAGTACAAATACACCGATGGACATGGCTATCTCATCGTTCCCGAGGACTTCTTGCGCCTATATGAGTTGAGGCTGAGAAGTTGGCAGCAGAGCTTGTATGAGTTGTTGCCGATACAGAGCCAGGAGGCTAGGATGCAAGCCACACGGTGGGGGCGTGGCACGCCTCAGAAGCCAAGGGGATTCCTGACCGTGCGCGGTGGCAACCGTGTGCTGATGTACTTCACGTCAGGTCGGTACAGCAGCCATGTCTCTGGTACGGTGGATAATGTCTATGACCATCTAGTGGAAGTCTTTACATATATTCCGAAGGCTAAGGTGGAGGCCGTCGGCGATGATTCGAGACTGACCGTTGCGCTCCTGGACATTTGCCGCCAAAACGTGATATACCGTGCGGCGAGCATCTACTTGGGCAGTAACCAGCAAGCTGATTTGGCTGAGCGATTTAGTAAACTTTCAAATTTTAGCTGATATGGATAAGAACTCCTTGCATTTTAAGGGAACGTACAGGAACGTGTATGAGGTCAACAGGGCATATCCGAACGGAGGTGTCGATGGGGACTATGTGGATATTAACGGATGGCAGCATTGGTGGAATCCTGAGCGTGGGACGTGGTGCGTGAACGAGAACCGTGATTCCTATTGGGACGAGGTGCTTTCAACCGTTCAAAACTTATTGTTTTCAAAGGCTTGTGTCAGCGAGAGCGATTTTCCTCTGAACCCAACGGACGAGGAGAAACGGTTTGGCTATTTCTACAATGGCGAGCTTTATCTTTGGACTGGTACGAACGGAACGGTTCGAAACGGTCAGTACAGAAGCTTTGGCGTGGTGCAAGGTGAGCGTGGTGTGGGCGTGAGCAGCATCGCACAGACTTCCACGTCAAACGTGGATGGTGGAAAGAATGAAATCACCGTGACCTTGACGAATGGTGATTCATACAAGTTCTTCATATACAACGGCACAGGACGCAACAAGGGATATTATTACAGAACCCTTGACGAGCTGAAGCAAGCAGTGCCATCGCCTACCGTGACCGATTGGGCGATAGTCGATGGCAGTGTTTACGTGTGTGACGAGGCAGGTGTGTGGAAGGACACCACCTATTCATGGAAACCCATCAAGTTGAATCCGTTTGTGACGGAGCTGAACAAGATGGATATGCCGACATCAACTGGCTACCTCTATTGGAATGGTAAATCTTTCGGATGGAAGACTCCTGTTGTGAACAATGGTGGTGGCAATACAGGCGGTGGTACAAGCATCGACCTCTCTGAGTACAGTTGGTGGGGAAGAAAGTTTGCCCCTGCATCTAAGATGATTACAGGCGAAATGTCTGCTGTCACCAGTATCGAGTTCCAATCAACCAAGGGAGAAACAACCATCAGAAAGAAGCTCTATCTTGACGAGAACGGTGACTTGTGCTTTAACGGAAACTTATACGCAACAGGTGGCATAACGGCTCTTGGCAGCGGTGGCGGTACATCGGGAGGCGGTGGTGGCAGCACGACTGGAACTCTTTATGTCGGTTCGACCAGCAACAACTTAGGCTTTGATGGCTCGAAGAACATGAATCTTTACTTCGGTGATGGACTAAAGGTTGAGAAGTCTGATAATCAGATTACCGTATCTGCAACAGGAGGAGGAACTGGTGGCGGTATCAGAATCAAGCGCAACGGTAGTACATTGAAAGATAGTAATGGGGATGTCTTATCATGCACTAGCATTAACTTTAAATACGGTGAAAATTGGAACTCTACCCCAATACTTATAAATAGCGACAATGAAATATCGGTGGATTTGTCTGTTGTTGCCAATAATGGTAATGGTAGCTCATCTTCATCCAGCTATCCGTTAACTATATACAATGGTTCATCGAATACTGACTATATTACTTATGATGGTAGTTCTTCTGCATATTTAAGGTTCAAAAGCGGTTTTTCTATATCAAAAACAGGTTTGGGCTATGAGATTTCAGTTTCTGGTGGTGGAAGTGGTTCTAGTAGTAGAATAAAGAAAATTAAATTATTTAACTCCCATTTTGACTATTCTTTTGAAACTATAGAACTAGGAAGTGCTGATACTATTGGATTTATGGCAGGTGACAACATTACCTTGGAAGCAATTGTTAAGGAATACACCAACGTCATAAAGATTTCTGCTAAAGGTGGTAATGATGGAAGTGGTGGTTCTACGTCAACAAGTGTATCTTGGTCAGACGTAACTAACAAGCCAAGCACGTTTACACCTAGCAGTCATACTCATTCAACAAGTGATATCAACGGTCTCTCTAATTACGTGCAGGGCATCACAGTAAATAATGCCAACAAAGCAACACAACTGACAAACCCACGACTCATCTGGGGACAGAGTTTCGATGGAACTGGTAACATCAATGGACATTTTTATATGGGTACAGGTGGAGGTGGTTCTATTCAGTTTTATATGAACAATGGTAATATGCTTGACCGTACAAATAATACACTTCATATTGGTTATGGACTGAAAGAACCGTCTGATGGAGAGATAAATTTGGATGCCAATGTAACGAAGATTTATACCGACAATTACAGCAAGCACTATGATTTCAAGAGCAATGTCTTTGATGTTAATTCAAACCAAATACATTTTGGTTCTGAAACTAATGGTGGTAAAATATCTTGGGACGCAGCTAATAATGCTTTCAAAATAGAAGGAAATGTTTATGCTACTGGAGGTATAACTGCACTTGGTGTAAGTAATAATGCTACCACAAGTAATAACGTTGACTTTACTTTTAGAAGTGTTACTTCTCCTACTTACAAATTTAATAATGGAAGTTATCTAACTGAGGAAAGTATTAATAACATTCATACATTAAAATTATATCACATTAATAGCTCTCAGTATATACGTCTAAGTGATAGTTATGAATATATTGATGATGGTAATAATTTTCTAGGTCACGTTATAGGTTCAAGTTGTATGTCTTTTATGAATGCTGATTGGTATTATTTTGATAATACTATTGTTGCTCCTGAAATTTATACAAAAATAATTAGCTTTTTTGACATAGATGGAAACCAATGTACTACATTAAGTGATATTGCTGTATCTAACGTATCAAGTCAAACTAAGTTATTATTTACAATAAATGGTATTCAATATAGTGTTAATGCAAATTAGGCTTATGAAAAAGTTTATTCAGTGGTTGGCAAAGGTATTCAATGCCAACATAACAACAGAGAAAGTAGTAACCAAGGAGGTAGTGAAGGAAGTTCCTGTTGTAAAGGAAGTAACTATTACAAAGGAAGTTCCTGTTGTAAAGGAAGTAACTAAATACCTTACTAATGGTACTATTAAAGGTGATGTTAATGTAGTAGGTAATCTTGTTGTAAATGGCAAGATTGAAGCTACTGGTGGTATAACTTGTTATAAGAAAGGAGGTAATTATGAGCGTAAGTAATGGAAAAATAATTGCTCCAGTTAGTATTGAAGATGTTAAAACTGTATTAGGCGAAACAAGTAATGATTTGGCTACTCTTTGTAAGAGTGAAAATATAAATATATGGAGTAAGTATAAGCCTATTAGTTGTAAAGGTGAATTTAAAGAATATCCGATTATAGAAGATTCTTATGAAACTGTAAAGTCTTCATTTAATAAATATAATTGTGATATTCGTTGTGGTATGAATATACCTATTGACACTTATAGAAACTTATATAATAATTATGGTGGAGAAGGGTTTGCCATTGAAGCATGTAAAGACTTTTATCAAGATAATGTATATGGATCTGATGGTGTTGATAAAGATGCAAGTAGTAGTTCACACGTTGTAAATGCTTCAGGAAAACATTTTCCAAAAGGTGGTATTAATTCTCCTTATAGATTAGGTGATTTTAGAAACTATACTAATAATGCAAAAAGTAATAGATTCATAAGTTCTCTTCCTGAACTAACTAATGTTGAAATTTATCATTCTTCAACTCCTAAATTTAATTGTGTATTTTATAAGAATACAAATGTGGGTGATACTACAAATCTTACTATGGAAGATATAATTCCTGATTTGTATTCAGCTTGGTCGTTTTGGATTCAAATTCGTTATGATTCACCATATGATAATATTGATAGTGTTTATAAAACTTATTATGTTGGTAATTGTAAAGAACCAACAGATTGTATACTGTCTCTTATACACATCTGACGCTGCCGACGATAAGGCTCGTGTAGA